CCGGCGACGAAGTGATCATGCCGTCCTACACGTTCGTGTCGACCGCCAACGCGTTCGTGCTGCGCGGCGCGACGCCGGTGTTCGTCGACATCCGCCGCGACACGCTGAACCTCGACGAGACGCTCGTCGCCGCCGCCATCACCGAGCGCACCCGCGCGATCGTGCCGGTGCACTACGCGGGCGTCGCGTGCGACATGGACACGATCGGCCAGCTCGCCGAGGACCACGGCCTGTGGGTGATCGAGGACGCCGCGCAGGCGCTGCAGTCGACGTGGAACGGCAAGCCGCTCGGCAGCCTCGGCCACCTCGCATGCCTCAGCTTCCACGAGACCAAGAACGTGATCTCGGGCGAAGGCGGCGCGCTGCTGGTGAACGACCCGCGCCTCGTCGAGCGCGCGGAGATCATCCGCGAGAAGGGCACCAACCGCAGCCAGTTCTTCCGCGGGCAGGTCGACAAGTACACGTGGGTCGACGTCGGTTCGTCGTTCCTGCCGGGCGAGCTGATCGCCGCATTCCTGTACGCGCAGTTCGAGCACGCGGACGTGATCACCGCGCAGCGGCGCGCGACCGTGCAGCGCTACCAGGACGCGCTGCAGCCGCTGCACGCGGACGGGCTGATCGCGCTGCCCGCGATTTCGCTCGCCGAGCGCGGCAACGGCCACATGTTCTATTTCCTCGCGCGCGACCTCGCCGAGCGCAGCGCGCTGCTGCAGCAGATCCGCGACGCGGGCGTGAACGCCGTGTTCCATTACGTGCCGCTGCACAGCTCGCCGGCCGGCCAGCGCTACGGGCGCTGCGGGTCCGGCATGCCGGTGACGGAGCTCGTCGCCGACCGGCTCGTGCGGCTGCCGCTGTACCACGACATGACCGAAGCCGAACAGGACCGCATCCTCGAGGTGGTCTTCGATTTCTACCGCACCCGATGACGACGACGATTCCGACTTCCGGCCCGACGCACCGCGGGTCGCGCATCTTTGCGCGGCTCGACCACCCGTACTACGTATGCGCGCCGAGATACCGGCAGACGTCCGGCGGGGTCCGCGCGATGCACTACCTGTGCCACGTGCTGAACCTGCTCGGCCACGAAGCGTATGTCAACACGGATGGCATGCATCCGGACCTGCGCACGCCGCGGCTGACCAACGACATCGTGCAGTCGCACGCCGACGCGAATCGCAGCGCGATCGCCGTCTATCCGGAAATCGTCTCCGGCAATCCGTTCGGCACGCGCACCGTCGCGCGCTACCTGCTCGCCGAACCCGGCCGCATCGAGGGCAACGCGATCGACCTGCAGCCGAGCGACCTCGTGTTCACGTTCGGGCCCTCGCTGGTGCCGGCGGGATGGCAGGCGGACCTGCTGCGCATGCCGCTGGTCGACACGCGCATCTTCAACAGCGACGGCGTCGACGACGCGCGCCGCAGCGGCACGGCCGTCTTCATCAACCGGCACCTGATACGCGGCGGCAGCCTGCATCCCGTCACCGCCGATTCGATCGAGATATCCAATCGCGTGCCGGAACGCTCCGCGCACGAACTCGCGGCGCTGTTCCGGCAGGTCGAGTGCGTGTACCTGTACGAGTGGTCGACCGCCGCATTCGAGGCGCTGCTGTGCGGTTGCCCGGTGGTGTGCATTCCGAACGACGCATCGCTGCCCGAGCCGTACCGCTGGGTGATGGACGGCAAGGGCATCGCGTGGGCGCTCGACGAACAGGAGATCGCCCACGCGAAGGCCACCGTTCATGAAGCGCGCGACGCGTACCTGCAGGAAGAGGAGACGTTCTGGCGGCAGCTGCAGACGTTCATCGACAAGACCCAGGCCCGCGCGGACGAACTGGACGCGCTGGCCGTGGCGGCCGGCGCCGCCGGCCGCCAGCCGGCCTCGCCGCGCAAGCGCCTCGCGGTCGTGACCGCCGAGCCGGCCGAGCACGCGCGCGCCGGCGTGCGCTTCGTGCAGCCGTTCGCCAGGCTGGCGCACGAATGGGAATTGAGCTTTCCCGTCACGCACGCCGGCATCGATGCGGACGCGCTGCAGCGCGCCGACCTGATCGTGCTGCAAGGCGACACGCCGGGCCTGCTGTCCCCGGCCGCGCTGGAACAGCTGTTCGCGCTCGGCAAGCCGATCGTCCACGAAATCGACGCCCCGCTCGAAACGCTGCTCGCCGGCACGCCCGGGGCCGCCGACAACGCGCGCCGCAGCGCGAACATTCGCTACGCCGCGCAGCGCGCGCACGCGCTCGTCGTGCCGTCGGAGGATCTGGCGCGGCAGTACCGGCAGGTCAACGCGTCGGTCCATGTGCTGCCGACCGACATCGACGTCGAACGGCTGTACCGCGCGGCGCCCGGCGTGCGCGACCACGTGAACCTCGCGGTGTCCGGCGCCGGGCTCGACGGCCCCCGTCTCGAACAGGCCCGGCTGGCGCTGGCCGAGCTGCGCCGCCGGTATCCGGGCAGGCTCCGCGTGTCGTTCGTCGGGCCGGCGCTGCCGGCCGGCTGGGACGGCGATCCGGACGTCGCGCTGATCGCCGCGCCCGCGCCCTATGACGCGTATGCGGACCAGTTGAAGCACGCCGACCTCGACATTGCGCTGGTCGCGTCGCCGGTCACGCTGCGCGACGACGATCCGCCGCGCGCGTGGCTCGAATGCTCGGCGGCCGGCGCGGCCACGGTGCTCGTCGCCGCGCCCGCGCCAGGCAGCGCGATCGTCCACGGCCGCACCGGCTGGCTCGTCGCCGACGCCGTCGACGCGTGGGTCGACGCGATCGCGCACCTGATCGAGCATCCGCAGGCGCGCGCGCAGCTCGCCACAGCCGCGCAGGACGCGATCCGCGCGCGGCACGACGTCAACCGCAACGCCGCGCGCCACGGCGCGCTGTATGCGCGGCTGCTGGAGCAGAACCGGACGCCGGCGCCCGGCGCCGCGAGCGCGGACGCCGCGCCGCGCCGCAGGCGGCTCGTCGTGTATTCGGTCGAGCCGCCCGAAAGCGCGTCGGCGCGGGTTCGCCTCGTGCAGCCGTTCGACCGGCTGCGCGACGAGTGGGAGTTCGTCTGGGGCATTCGCGACGGCCGGATCGACAGCAGCGTGCTGGCTGACGCCGACGCCATCCTGCTGCACCGGATGACGCCCGGCGTGCTGACTGACGACGGCCTGCGAGCCATCTTCAGTCTCAGGAAGCCGGTGATCTACGAAACCGACGACCTGCTGACCGACCTGCCCGCCGCGCATCCGCTCGCCGCGCCGGGCGGCATGGCGCGCGCCGGGCTCGAGTACGCGCTGCTCAACGCGGCGGCCGTGATCGTGTCGACGCCGTTCCTCGCGAGCCGCTACCGGCTGTCGAACCCGCGCGTGCACGTGCTGCCCGACTGCGTCGATTTCGATCGCTTCCATCAGCCGGTGACCGCGCGCGACGATGCGTACGTGACGATCGGCATCGCCGGCGCGGCGCTGCGCGACGAGAATTTCGCGCTCGTCGACGCGGCGCTGCAGGCGATCTGCGCGCGCCATCCGGGCAAGGTGAGGATCTGCTTCATCGGCGCGCACGTGCCGGCCGGCTGGGCGTCCCATCCGGCGGCCACCTGCGCACCCGCGGCCGCCGACTACCGCGCGTACGCGCAGCGCCTGCTGGAGCGGCGCTGGGACATCGCGCTGCTGCCGCTCGCCGACACCGACTACAACGCGGGCAAGAGCACGATCCGGTGGCAGGAATACGCGGCGGCCGGCATCGCGACGATCGTCAGCGACCGGCCGGCCTATCGCTGCTCGCTCGACGACGGGTGCGACGGCCTGCTCGTCGACGATACGGCGGCGGCATGGCTCGACGCGATCGAGCGGCTGATCGCGCAACCCGCGCTGCGCCGCCGGATCGCCCGCACCGCGCAGGCGAAGGTGCGCAAGCATCACGCGCTGCAGCAGGCGCTGCCGCGCTATCGCGACGTCTATCTGCAATGCGCCGGCCAGCCTGCCGCCGCGCCGGCCGCAAGTACGGACGCGCCGATTCCCGGCGTGCTGATCCTCGACGCCCACGGCGACCTGGAGAAGGTGCGGCTCAATCTCGACGAAGTCGCGGCGCTGCCGGAGCAGGATCTGCTGGCGGTCGTGGTGACCACGTCGCAGGCCGCGCTGCCCGGGTGGACCGACAAGGTGCGCTACCTCGGCACGACGACGCAGGAATACGCATCGACCGTCGAGCAGCTGTGCGCGCTGCCGGCCTTCGACTGGAGGCTGATCATGGAGGCGGGGGATCGTGGCGATGCGGGCGCGCATGCGCCCGTCGACGTGACGACTGCGTAGCGTTGCGCGGGCGGGGCCGTCGCGGAGGTCCGCCGGCCCCGCCCGCCGTTCAGTTGCTCGAACACCCGCCGCAGCCGCTCGAGCCGCATGAGCTCGAACTGCACGAACTCGATCCCGAGTCGCTCGAGCAACTGCTGTCGCCGCCATCCGAATCGGACGACCCGCCGCCTTTCGCCGCGGCAGGCATCGCCAGCGGTGCCATCAGCGGATTCGCATACGCGGCCCACGCGGTGCCGGCGAGCGCGCCGGCACCGAACAGCGCGGTCGCCCACAGCAGCGCGTCCGGCGTGGCGCGGTCGTCCCGGCGCGCCTCGCCATGCGCATCCAGTGCCGCCTGGCCGCCGCGCGTCATGCCGCCGCGCCCGAACCCGCTCAGGCGCGCACTCACGATGTGATACCCGATCGAGAACCCGGCCATGCAGATCATGAGGAGCAGCACCGGCCGCCCGCGGCTCAGGCCGATCGCGAGCTTCGCCGCGCCCGTGCCGAACACGAGCAGCGCGATCGCACGCGCGGCGATCCGCGCCGTACGCATGTCGCCGGGCGCCCACAGCCAGCCGTTGCGGCGCAGCCCGGCGACGATGCCGGACTCGCGCTGCGCGAGACGCGCGCGAAACGCCCCATAGGTCGTTTCTCGGCCGGGCTGCGCGTTCAGCCAGGCCCATTCGTCCGCCAGGTGGCCCGTGTGTGCGCGTGCCGAATCGGCAACCCGCACCCGCGAGCCGCGCTTGTGGACCTGGAGCCAGATCGCGTCCGCATGGAGGAGCGACAGCGTCGCGACCTGCGTCATCCGCGACGCGCCGCCCGCGAGATACCCGGCTTCCTCCGCGCTCAGGTCGGGTGACGATTCACGGTGGCGTGCGCCCCACGGGCGGCAGCGGTGTTCGAGCCGCTGCAGGCCCGCGATCAGCAGCAGTGCGGCCACGCAGGCCGGCACGTAGAACGCGAGGAACTGCGGGCCGGAGAAGCTCAGCACGTTGAAATCGCGCGCGGATGCGCAGGTTGCCGCGACGCTCGCCAGCGCGGCGGGCCATGACAGTCTCGTCAGGCGGCGCAGGCGGTGCGCGATGCGCGCGAAGCGGGAGGGTTCGGTGTGCGCAACGGTGTGCGGCTCATCGGGCGTGCGCGCCGCCGGTTCGGGCGCCGGACGCGGCCAGATCGTCTCGGGCGGCTCGCTGCCGAACAGCCGCCGATAGCTGTCGAGCGTGCGCCGGTAGTGCCGCGCGTACCGGTCGGCTTCGTCCGGCGCGCCGGTGCCGGGCATGTGGTGCAGCGGCGCGCGCAGCACGCCGGCGCAGAACACGTCCCAGTATTCGCGCGTGTACTGCAGGTGCAGGTGCCACGCGGCGTCCACCGCGTGCGACGGCGTGACCGGATGGCCGGCCGCCTGTGCGAGGAACGCGAAGCGCTTGTATTCGTCGATGACGCCCAGCGCGCGCGCGTGCGTCCAGCCTTGCGCGTCGGCGAGGCGGCGGCTGTACGGCTGCGGCGCATCGGGCGCGTCCGGCGAATAGGCCTGCAGGCGCGCGAGCAGCGCGCGCTGCGGTTCGGTCAGCGCGCGTGCATCGGCCGCGGCCGGGGAAGACGGGAAGCGAGCCATCGGAGGGGTCGCGCGATGCGCGGACGGCCGCCGCGATCGACGCTTGCTGTTGTCGTTGCGGGGGATTCTCGCATGGGGGTGCGGCGGGTGGGGTATATGGTGCGCACCACGGCGCCGGTCAGGCCAGGCTCGAGATCAGGTGACAGCCGCAGGTTGCGCGATGGCCGTGGCGCGCGATCGGCACGCCGCCGTCGGTCATCGATTCGTCGCCTTCCTCGATCAGGTTCGGCCGCACGTCCGGATGCCGGGGGCACGAGACCTCGTCGCCCTTGCGGGCGACGGCGCGGCCATCGAAACACATCGTCGGCGACCCGGTCAGCACCTTGCCGCCGTGGTCCGTATCGTCATTCACGCGAATCAGGTTGATCATCGCCGGCGGCCTCCTTGCGAGTCAGAAGAAGTCGAAGCCGATCTCGCTCTCCTTGATGCAGCCGCCGGCGGCAACTCGTGCGTTCTTTACGACGACGCCCGCGTACTTCGGCGCCTTCGACTCGACGTCCATCGTGATCGTCACTTCGCCGTCGGGCCCGGTGCCCCGGAACACGTTCGTCTTCACCACGTCGCCGTTGCGCAGGAACGCGGAGTCGTCCTGCGCCGCGTCCGTCTTCGCGAGGAATGCGGCCGTGCCCTTCAGCGTCGACTGGCAGGTCGCCGACTTCAGCGCGATGCGGTACGCGATCACGCGCTTGCCCGACGTGTCGCGCGCCGCGTTGTCGAGCGAGATCGTCGCCGCATACGGCGTGTCGAAGGACTTGAGCGTCGTCGACGCGAGCGCCGCGCCCGTGACGGAAACGGCGACGAGCGCCGCTGCGAGTGCGGTCGAAAGCGAGAGTTTTTTCATGGATTCGCGTGATGTGGGGCGCCCGGATGGCCGGGCGTTCAGTGTGTCGAAGCGGCGCTCATTCTAGCGCCATCCACCTGCACGAGCTGCAGGTCGTAATCCTCGTCGAGTTCGACATAGCCGGTGGGCAAACGGTAATGCACGACCCACGACGCCGGCAGCGCGCTGTGGCTGACTTCGTGCCCATGCCCCTGGTTGCCGCCCAGCGTCGCGATGCGCAGCGCGTTGGGCGCGCTGCGCGCCTTGCCGTTGACGAACGTGACGTGATGGCCCCCTTCCGGAAAATGCACGATCGCGACAGCGCCGTAGGCCGGCTTGTTGTCGCGCGTCGGACGGCCCCATTTTGCGAGCGAAATGGCCATCGCGTTGCGGTTGCCTTCGAAGCCGGCCTGCGTCAGGCACCAGTTCACGAAAGCCGCGCAGTACGCGATCGTGTCCGTCTTCTGCCGGCCGGCGGACGTCGCGGTGAAGTACTCGAGAATGTGCTGGTCGGGATTCTTGCCGCCGCGCCGCCGCACGCCCGCCTTGAATTCGCGTTCGGCGACCACCATCCACGGCGCGTGCCGACCGAGCATCAGGTCCGTCTGTGGGTGATCGGCCTCGCTGCGATAACGCACGACGTGCACCTCGCTGCCCGGCTTCAGCCCCGGCTGCGCAGCAGGAGCCGCGCCGGACGCAGGCGGTTTCGCGGCGGCAGGCGGCGTTGCTGCGGCAGCAGGCGTCGTCGCGGCGGGCCGGCCGGCCGCGGACGTCGACGCGGTGTGAGGCGCACCGGCGGCCGGCGCGGCGGGCGCCGGCTTCGTGGCCGGGGCCGCTTTCGCCGTGGTGGCCGGCACCGGTGCTGCGCCCGTGCCGCCGCTGCCCAGCGGCACCTTGAGCACCTGCCCCGGATAAATGTAATACGGCGACTCGATCCCGTTCAGATGCGCGAGCGCGATATAGCTCGTCGAATGCGCCTTCGCGACGCGGCTCAGCGAATCGCCCCTCCTGATCGTATAGGTGCCGTGCTGAACGTGGCCGGCGCCGGGCGCGGGGGCGGGGGCGGCCTTCGGCGCCGCCTGCGGCGCGCTCGCCGCGGTTGCCGCGCCAGCGCCGGACGCCGGTGCCGCGCCGCCGCTGCCGGCATTCGCGCCGGCCGGCGCCTTCGGCGCGGTCTTCGGCGGCTTGTGCAGGTCGGTCGTCGTGGCGACGGTGATCGTCGGCGCGATCAGCGTGACCGCTGTCGGCGGCGTCGTCGGCGTCACCGTGTGGTCGACGGCCGCCCACTGGCGCTCGTGCTCGGACCACACCTGCACCGTCACCGTACCACCGGGCTGGGCCGCCTGGATCTGCGCGCGGCCGTCGGCGTCGGTCATCATCTCGGCCGTTTTGGCACCCTGCGTCACCTTGAGCTTCGCCTTCGCGATCGGCACCCGCGCGGCGTCGAGCACGCGCACGTTGACCGACGGCAGGCAACCCTTGCAGCCTTCCTTCTTCGCGGCGGCAATCGCGCGCCGCATCGACGGCCCCTTGAACAGCACCTCGAGCTTGTGCGCGTAGGCCGGATCGGTCGCGTAGCCGGCCTTCTGCAACGCCTTCGCCTCGCCGACGAGGTCGCCCTTCACATCCGCGTCGTAAAGGCCGGCCTTCCCGTAGCGCGGGTTTTCCGCAAGGAACTTCTGGCGATCGCGCAATGCGTCGAGCGTCGTCGGATACACGCGGAACGGATCGTTGACCCAGATCTTCCTGTCGTGCTTGTCGACTTCCCACACCCGGAACACCTTCGATTCGCCCTGCCAGCTGCTGTCGGCCTTGATGTTGAAGATGTTGTTCGTGCCCGGCAGCACCTTCTCGCCCCAGCCGGTTTCCTGCGCGGCCTGCGCCAGAATCAGTTCCCACGAGCAGCCGCTCTCCGCCGCGACCTGCCGCGCCGGGCAATACAGGTTCTTGATGAACGCGAGCTTGTCTTCGTATGTGTATTCGGCCATCGCGCCTCCCGTCACTGCGCGTCGCGCCGCAGCACGAGGCCGCGCTTGCCGGCATCCACCACGCCAACCCATGCATTGCCGTCGACACGCGCGACGCGCACGTCGCCCGCGATGCGGCGCGTCGTCGTGGCCTGGCGCGTCGACAGGTCGATCGTCGCGAGCGTGCCGGCCGCCGGCTTGTCGCATGTCGTGCCGATCACGGTGATCGTCGAGCCGGTCACGCCGATCGATGCGAGATCGCACACGATCTTGCGCGTCGCGAACTGCTGCGCGAGCTTGCCGGCCGGCGAGACGACCGCCACCGACAGCGCCGTCGGCGTGGTCGCGACGTAGTACGCGGCGCCGTCCGCGCTGAACGCCGATGCCTGCGCGCGCGCGTCCGGCGGCGACACGTAGGCTGACGACACGTACTTGTGCTGGTCGACGTTGATCCGCGACACCGCGAAGCCCTCGCGGCCGCCCGACGCGCCGCCCGCGTTCGGCATGAACTGCCCGGCGACGCGCAACTGGTTCGCGGACAACGCCGCGGTCGTGCCGGTCCAGAACGCGCCGTTCGGGATCGTCGTCACGCCAGCGCGCGCAAGCTGCGTGTCGAAGCGCGCGACGTAATTGCCGAGCTTGCCCTTGCGCTCGAGCGCATCGCTCGTACCACCCGCGACCGCCACCGCATTGCCGTCGACGTCGAGCAGGTAGGCCCACTCGTCGAACCCGGCGCCGACCGGCTCGCGCTTCAGCAGCTTGCCGTCCGCGCCGAGCTTGTTCAGCACCACCTTGGTCTGGTTGAGGCTTTCCTCGATGTGGGTGCGCTCCTGCGTCAGCACGAAATACGCGCCCTGCCCGGCCGCGCAGCGCACCGCGTCGTTGCCGACGTACGGGCGCTCGAACGGCAGCCGCGTGCGCCATGCGACGCGCTTCGCGCCGGCATCGACCAGCGCGACCCATGCGTCGTGCTTCGTACCGGTGTCGTCCATGACTTCACCGGTGACGCAGTATTGCCCGTCGGCGACCTTGTCGACCGACGATGCGATGAATCCGTCGGGCATCCCGAGCGGAATGTCCTCGGCACGCGCGGCGTGCGCGGCCGTACCGAATGCGGCGGCCACCAGAACGGAAAGACTGGCGATCGAATGCTTCATGGCTTCCTTGTCCTCGTCTATCTTTGCGCGTCGAGCGCGCGGCGCGTCAGATGTCGCGCGTGTCGTCCTTGAAATCGTCGTGTTCGTCGGCATCCGCATGCGCGTCGTGATCGTCGTAGTCGAAGATCGCCGCATGCTGCTCGTCGAGCATGTCGTCCGTGAAATCGAACGGATCCTGGTAGCTCAGCGCGGTCCAGCGGCCTTCGCGCAGATCGACCACGGCCTTGATCTCCTGCGGCACCTCGGTGAACGCGCGCATCGTCTTGCCGGCTTCGTCGAGCAGCCCACCGCCGATCAGCATGCCGGTCTCGTCGAGGAAGTGGTACTTCACGGCGGTCGCCTTGTCTGCGAACGCATGCAGCGTCTCGTCGAGCGACAGCTGCTGGCTGAACTGGCGTTCCGCCTGGCTCTCGAAGAACGACTGACGCTGCTGCTGCACGCTCGTCGGCCCCTGCTTGTCCCACGACGCGCAACGCTCGAGGATCTGCCCCGACGTGCCGTTCTCGATCTTGTCCGCCGTGATGCGGATGTACGAACCGCCAGCACCGAGCCAGATCTCCTTCGCAGCCGTCAGCACGACCTTGCCGTCGACGCTCGTGATCTTCAGGTCCTGCAGTGCAGTGAGATCGAGCGCATCGCCCTGCGCCTGGATCTCGACCTTGCCCTTGCCGGCGAACAGCTTCATGCCGGCGTTTTGCGCGAACACGCTGATCTTCTCCGCGACGCTCGCGAGCAACGACTTGCCGGCGACGACGTGCGTGTTCTCGCCGCTCACGAGGTTGACCTGCCGATCCGCGGCCACGAAGGCCGATTTCTGCGTCGATACGCCGACGCCGGCGGGGCTCGCGAGCAGCATCGCCGGCTCGGCGAAGCCGTTCGCGCTGCCCGTGCCGCCGCCGCCCGTGCGGCCACCGGATCCCGTGTCGCCCGGCAGGTTATGGCGCGTCGCGTCGTTGAACGCGCGCAGCGCGTCCTGCCCGGCCTGCAGGCTTTCGCCCTTCGCGGTCGCGCTCGCCTGCGACAGGCTTTCGAACAGGCCCTCCGAGCTGACCAGTTGCTCGTTGGCCGGATTGGCCGCGAGCGGCTGGCCGGCCGACGCCGGATGCGTCGAGATGTACATGCCGCGCGCGGCGCGCACCGCGCCGTACGCGTCCGACTTCAGGTCGAAGCCGGCACCGAGGAACGCGCCACGCGTGTTGTCGGTGTGCTGGACCAGATAGCCGAGATGCAGATGAGACGCGTAACTCGTCGAATACAGGTGCACGCGGTTCTGTCGCGTCGCGTCGTCCATCACGAGCTGGTTGTAGCCGCTGCCCGCATACTCCTTCGAGCGGAAGCCGGACACGATGCCGTCGCTGTGCCACTGCGGCTTGTTCGCGCCGTTGTACACGCGCGCGATCGCGAGCGGCCGGTCGCAGTCGCCGCCGACGTGCGCGATCACGACTTCCTCGCCGACTCGCGGTATATGCACGCCGCCGTATCCGGCGCCGGTGTCCGACTGCGCGACCCGCACCCAGCACGATGCACGCTGGTCGCCCGGGTTGACGCGGTCCCAGATGAACATGACCCGGATCCGGTTCAGTTCGTCCGTATAGACCTCCTCGCCTTTCGGGCCGACGACGATCGCCGTCTCGAGGTGCATCTCCGGCTTGTCGTGCTCGAACGGGCTGCGGTACGGCACCGACGTGCGCTGCGCCTCGACCTCGACGATGTAGAAACCGACGGACCCGTCCGCATGCGGCACCTGGAACGCCGCGTCGCCCGCCTTGCGTGCGCGCGCGTCAGCGAGCTCCTGCTGCAGGCTATGCGGGAAGTTCGGCGCGGGCGTCGCCGGCAGATTGTTCTCGATCCACCAAGCGACCTCGACGGCCGCGAACTCGCGCTCGCCGTGCGCATCGCGCTCATGCACCGGATGCCCGCCAAGCGTGAACCGGCGGCCCGCGTCGATCGCGCGCACGCCGCCGACGCCGTGGAAGCGCTTCGCGCGCGACTCCCACTCCTCCATGCGCAGCTTCGACAGCTGGTCGCCGCGCTGCTGGTCGAGATACGTGTACGGACCCGTGTATTCGTAGACTTCGAGCTGGTCGGGCAACTCGCCCTGGTTGGCGACCGTCGGTATCGTCGTGCCCTTCGGGTTCGACGTCGCGGCGGGATTCTTGTAGTCGAACGTGCGGGTCGTCAGCGAGACGCTCTGCAGCGTGCGCGAGCCGGACCACTGCGTGAACGCATCGGCCTCGGCCTGCGTGCCCGCGCGATGGAACGCGACCGTTTCCGGCGACAGCTTCGGAAACGCGCCGATCCGGTCCGTGACGACGAGCGTGTGCGACTGGCCATCGTCGGCCTGTTCCCAGTGGCAGAACAGCCCCTCGCTCTCCAGCAGCCGGTGCACGAAGTTCCAGTCGGTTTCGCTCTGGCGCGTGTACGAACGGCCCGGCAGCGGGTGCGCCAGCTCGAAGCGAAAACGGCCGCGGGCTTCCGGATGTGCGTTCAGCACGTCCGACACGATCTCCTCGGCCGTCTTGTCGATCCAGATTCGCTGGTCACGCCGGAATCGCAGCACATGCATCCATGCCTGCATCGTGAGCTGGTAGGTCGTCAGCCCGCCGTCGGCGCCGAGGCGGCGCGCGGTGTACACATAGCCATGCACCGGCCGGTACGTGCCGTTCGCCTGCTGGATCCACAGCGTGACCGGCTGCGCGATCAGCTTCTTCAGTTCGATGTCGCTGTTCAGCGACAGCACGTCAAGCGTGAACGTGTAATGCCTGCCGACTCTCGATCGCCCGACGGCCCGCTGCACCACCAGAGCATTGCCCTCTAGCGGCGTATCGAGCTTCAACAGGCGATTCTGCTGCATCAAGCCGCCACGGATCGCGGCCGCAATGTCCTGCGCGTACATAGCCATGCCTTTCGTTTTTATTACAGCGCTCTCGGATAGCGTCTGATGATTGGCGCGGATTGTATCTCAACGTTTCGCGAAATTTATGTCGCCATCGTTTCATCCCACGCGGCGCTTTGCGGCGGGTCGCGCAGCATGCGCTCACGTAAAATTCCCCGTCCGTTCCACGGTCCCGCACAAGGGGGCGACATTGCAGACGAAGCAGAAGATCCTGGTCAGCGCATGCCTGCTCGGCCAGCCGGTGCGCTACAACGGCGCGGCCAAGACCGCCGCGCATCGCGCGCTCGACGAATGGCGGCAAGACGGGCGCATCGTGCCCGTCTGTCCCGAACTGGCGGCGGGCTTCGGCGTGCCTCGCCCGCCGGCGGAAATCGCGGATGGCGCATCGGGCCAGCAGGTGCTGGCGGGCGGCGCGCGGGTCGTCGAGACAACGGGCAAGGACGTCACCGCGCCTTACATTGCCGGCGCGCAGGTCGCGCTGAGCCTCGCGCGCGCGCATGGCTGCGGTTTCGCGCTGCTGGCCGACGGCAGCCCGTCGTGCGGCAGCCGCTTCATCTACGACGGCAGCTTCGCGGGCCGGAAGCATCCCGGCGCGGGCGTCACGGCCGCGCTGCTGCGGCAGCATGGCATCGAGGTGTTCGCGGAGTCGGAGATCGACGCGCTGCGTGCAAGGCTCGCGCAACTCGATTGAGGCGGCACGCAGCGCCCGGCCCGATGCGGCGGCGGCCGCGCTCCGCTATACTCGCCCGATGGACCTGAAACCGACCTCGTCGAAGCTGCAACGCTGGTGGCGCGCCTGAACCCGGCGGCCCGTTTCTTCCTGTCTTTTCCCAACGCGATGCCGCCAGTCCTGGCGGCATTGTCGTTTCTGCGCTGGCGGCTGGTGGTGTCTGACCATGGAGCCCCAGACCATGACTCAAACGCCCCTTCCCGTCATCCTCACCGGCGACCGCACGACCGGCCCGCTGCACCTCGGCCATTACATCGGCTCGCTGAGCGCGCGCGTGCGGCTGCAGCACGAGGCGCGGCAATTCCTGCTGCTCGCGGACACGCAGGCGCTGACCGACAACGTCGGCCGGCACCGCAAGGTCACTGACAACGTCGTCGAAGTCGCGCTCGACTATCTCGCGGCGGGCATCGATCCGCAGAAGTCGACGATCCTGATCCAGTCGCAGGTGCCCGAGCTGGCGGAGCTGGCGCAATACCTGCTCAACCTCGTCACCGTCGCGCGGCTCGAACGCAACCCGACCATCAAGGAGGAAATCCGCCTGCGCGGCTTCGAGCGCGACATTCCCGCCGGCTTCCTCACCTACCCCGTCAGCCAGGCGGCCGACATCACCGCGTTCCGCGCGACGCACGTGCCCGTCGGCGACGACCAGCTGCCGATGATCGAGCAGACCAACGAGCTCGTGCGCCGCTTCAACCATACGGTCGACCAGCAGGTGCTGGTCGAATGCGAGGCCGTGCTGTCGTCGGTCACGCGGCTGCCCGGCACGGACGGCAAGGCCAAGATGAGCAAGTCGCTCGGCAACGCGATCGCGCTGGGCGCGTCCCCGGACGAGATCACGAAAGCGGTCAACGACATGTATACCGACCCGAACCACCTGCGCGTGAGCGACCCGGGCCAGGTCGAGGGCAACGTCGTGTTCGCGTTCCTGGATGCGTTCGAACCCGATGTGCAGAAGGTCGATGAACTGAAGGCGCACTATCGCCGCGGCGGGCTCGGCGACAGCGTCGTCAAGCGCATGCTGAACGAGCGGCTGCAGGCGCTGCTCGAACCGATTCGCACGCGGCGCCGCGCGTTCGAGAACGAGCGCGGCGAGGTGATGGCTATCCTGCAGCGCGGCACGCTGCGCGCGCGGGAGGTGGCCGCGCAGACGCTCGCGGATGTGAAGCGTGCGATGGGGCTGTGCTACTTCGGGGGCTAAAGGCGGGAATTGGCCGGAGGCAGGGTGGGCAACCCCTGCCTTCGGAGTTTTACGTACGCCCCACCCCGCCTTGTCCGTCAAGGCCCTGCGCCACGCGTCCACGGCAAAACCAAGGCTGCACAAGCTCGCGCAAGGCCAATCCATTCCACCCAGTCTGCAATCCAGCTGCACGCGCCCCGCGCCCATCGCGATCGCGACACGCCAGGCTGAAGCGTAAAACGCGCTGCCGGCGCGGGCACGCGCTGCACTGTGTCCCCGCGCGGGCGACGCACGCCGCGCGTTGAGCCATCGCGCACGACCGTCGAACATGAGCGTCATCTCCACTGACTCACGGCTCGACACCCCGCCATGGCACACGACACGACATCGACAGGCTTCAGCGCCGCGCCCGAACGCGCGGCCATCGACGCTCGCGCCATCACGCATCGCCGGAGCCGCCCATGATCGTGCGCGCACTCCAAGGCGACACGGTCGACGCGCTGTGCTGGCGCTACTACGGCCGCACCGACGGCACCGTCGAAGCCGTGCTCGAGGCGAACACCGGGCTCGCCGATCGGGGCGTCGTGCTGCCGACCGGCACGGCCGTCTACCTGCCGGCACTCGACACGGTGACGAGCACGAAGCCGCTGCTGCAACTGTTTGACTGACCCCGGAACCGCCATGGCCGAACCCAACACCACCACCGCCGCCGCGCTGTCGACCGCGATCGGGCTCGCCGGCCTCGCGCCCGGCATCGACGGCAACGCGCTGATCGGCGCGTTCACGGGCGCCGCGCTCGTCGTCGTCACGTCGAAGGAGATCGGCGCCGCGCGGCGCGCGGCCTACATGCTGATCTCGCTCGTGATGGGCTACCTCGCCGCGCCGGAAATCGTCAACGCCACGCCGATCCATTCGACCGGCGTCGCCGGGTTCTTCGCGGCCGCGCTCGTGATCGCCGTCACGCTGCAGCTGATCGAGCGGGTCAAGACCTTCGACCTGCTGTCGCTGTTCCGCAAAGGGGAATGACATGCACCTCCCGCTCGCGCTGGTCGCACTCGCCGCGCACCTCGCCGCGCTCGCGCGCGTGCTCACCTACCGCCGCAACGGCGCGCGGCACCGCCGCCATGCGTCGTGGGTCGCGTGGGCGCTCGTCGCGGTGACGGGCGGCGCATCGATCGAGCTGGTGCTGCATGCGCAATCGGTGCGCTTCTTCGAAGCGGCCACCGCGGTGCTGCTGGCGATGTTCGTGTACGGCACGCGCGGCAACGTCGCGCGTCTTCTGCGGAGCGAATGAACGATGAAGACCCGCCGCCTCGGCGACCACGGCGACGACGTGGGCCTGCTGCAACGCCGGCTGATCCGCGCCGGCTATCCGGTGCAGGTGACGCACGTCTACGACGACCCGACCGAAGCCGCCGTGATCGCGCTGCAACGGAAGACCGGGCTCGTCGACGACGGGATCGCCGGCCCCAAGACCTACGCCGCGCTCGCCACCGGCCAGCGCGATCCGCAGCACCTCGGCATCGCCGACCTCGAACGCGCGGCCCGCACGCTTGCCGTCCCGCTCGCGTGCATTCGCGCGGTGAACGAAGTCGAATCGCGCGGCGCCGGCTTCCTGTCCGACGGCCGGCCGGCGATCCTGTTCGAGCGCCACGTGTTCTGGAAACGCCTGCAGGCGCGCGGCATCGATCCGGCGCCGCTCGCGGCCCGCCAACCCGACATCGTGTCGACTGCGCGCGGCGGCTATCGCGGCGGCGTCGCCGAGTACACGCGCCTCGCCGCGGCCGAACAGACCGACGCCGGCGCGGCCTGGGAATCCGCGAGCTGGGGCGCGTTCCAGGTGATGGGCTACCACTGGCAGCGCCTCGGCTACGCAAGCGTCGACGAGTTCGTCGCGCGCATGGAAAGCGGCGAAGCGGAACACCTCGACGCGTTCGTGCGCTTCGTCGCCGCGGACAACGCGCTGCTCGCCGCGCTGCGCGCGCGCAACTGGGCCGCGTTCGCGCGCGGCTACAACGGGCCCGACTACGCGGCGAACCTGTACGACGTGAAGCTCGCGCGCGCGTACGACCGGTATGCGTCGCAGCAGCCGCTTGCGGCGGCGAGCGCCGGGCCGGACGACGACGCGGCCGCCGCATGAGCGAGCTCGCCGTGAAGCTCGCCGCGGGCCTGATCGCGCTTGCCGCCTGCGTCGCCGCCGTGCTGTACGTGCGCGCGCTGCACGCCGATCTGGCGACATCCCGACAGCAGCTCGCCGGCGCGCAGCAGGCGCTCGCCGCGCGTGACACCGCGATCGAGCGCCTGCAGCAGGACGCCGCCGACCGGGCCCGACAGCAGGCGCGGCTCGACCGCACGCAAACCGCGATCGCGTCGAAGCTCGATGCCGTTCGCCTTGAAAACCGGAGATTGACCGATGAAAACGCCGCGCTTCGCGCCTGGGCTGACGCTCCTTTGCCTGACGATGTTGTCCGCTTGCAAACCCATCCCGCTCTCACCGGCGCCGACGATTACGTCGAACGCGTGCCAGACGGTGAGCCCGTGCACGCTGCCGGCGCTCGCGCCGCGCACCAACGGTGATCTCGACGCGGCGCTCACGAGCGTGACGGCCGCGTGGGCAACGTGCGCGGCCCGGGTCGACATGATCGCGGCGTGCCAGGCCAGCGCACGGCCGGCCATGCAATCGGATACGGAGGCACGCCCCCATGAATAAGCCCGACAGCCTGCGGCGCGCGCTCGTCGCCGCGGTTCCCGCGCTCGGCGCCACGCCGGACAAGCTGACCGTGCGCATCGAGCAAGGCACGATCGCCGCGACCGGCACCCTGTCCGCGTCATTCGAATACCGGTACGTCGCGCGCGTGCTCGTCGCGGATTTCACGGGCGACACGGATCCCGTATTCGTCGCGCTGGTCGACTGGGTGCGCGCGAACCAGCCCGATCTCGTGACCAACCCCGCGGCGCAGGCGAGCGGCATCGTCTTCGAGGCGATCGCGCGCGAACCGGCCGCAACCGACCTGTCGATCCGGCTCGCGTTGACGGAAAGCGTCGTCGTGACCACCGGGCCGGACGGCCAGCGCGTCGTCACGCACGTCGACGATACGCAGGTCGATGCGCACGACACGCTGACGTGGGTGGCCATGCCGCAGCGAGGCGCCGCATGACGACGTCCGCGCTCATCGACCTGTCGAGCCTGCCGGTGCCCGATGCGCTCGACGCACTCGATTTCGAAACGCTGTATGCGCGCCGCAAGGCCGCGCTGATCGCGCTCTGGCCGACGCCGGAGCAGGCGGAAATCGCCGCGACGGTGGCGCTCGAATCCGAGCCGCTCGCGCGCCTGCTGCAGGAGAACTGCTATCGCGAGCTCGTAATGCGCCAGCGCATCAACGATGCCGTGCGCGCCGTGATGCTCGCGTATGCGCAAGGCAGCGACCTCGACCAGCGCGCGGCGCTGTTCGGGATCCAGCGCCTCGTCGTCACGCCCGCCGACCCGGCCAACGACATTCCGGCCGTCTACGAGGACGACGACGCGCTGCGCCGCCGCATCCAGCTCGCGCCGCAGGGCTTCAGCGTGGCCGGCCCGTCCGCCGCGTACGAGTCGAAGGCGCTCGCCGTCGACGGCCGCCTGCTCGATGCGAAGGCCACGCGCCCGCAGCCGGGCGACGTGCTCGTCACGCTGCTGTCGCGCGACGGCGACGGCACCGCCGACGACGCGCTCTGCCGCAAGGTCGAAGCCGCGCTCGCGGCGGAGGATCAACGGCCGCTGAACGACACCGTGCTCGCGCGGCCCGCGGAGATCGTGCGCTACCGGATCCGCGCGAAGGGCTACACGCGCTCGGCGGTCGGCGCCGACGTGCTGATCGCGCAGGCGAAGAAGAACGCCCGCGCGTATGCGGACAAGGTGCGCCGGCTCGGCGTCGGCGTCGCGGAATCGGCGATCAAGGGGGTCTGCCAGGCTGCCGGGCTGTCGAGGACGGAGCTGATCGAGCCGGCCGGCGACCTGCCGATCGGCCCGACCCAGGCGTCGTTCTGCGTCGACGTCGTCATCGAGTACGGCGGCATCTATGTCTGAGCTGCTGCCGCCGAACGCGACGCCGCTCGAGCGGCGCGCCGCGACGGCGCTCGCCGCGAGCGTCGACCTGCCGGTGCCGGTGCGCGGCTACTGGAACCCGGACGACTGCCCGGCGGCGTTGCTGCCGTATCTCGCGGCCGAGGTGTCGGTCGACGGGTGGGAGCTCGCCGAGTCGGACGACGCGCGCCGCGCGCTGATCCGCTCGGCGATCGCGCTGCACCAGAAGCGCGGCACGCCGTGGGCCATTCGCGAAGTGATCCGCCGGCTCGGCTTCGGCGAGGTGACGATCGTCGAAGGCCGGCGCGTGCGGCGTCGCGACGGCTCGGCCCGGTACAACGGTGACTACGTGCACGGCCGCGAAACGGCGTGGGCGGAATACATCGTCAAGCTGTCGCGGCCGATCACGCGCGACCAGGCGGACAACCTGAAGGCGGTGCTCGAACGCTACGCGCCGCGACGCTCGATGCTCGCGTCGCTCGACTATCGCGAGGCACCGATTCGCTACAACGGCTTCGCACGCCGCGATGGCCAGTACAACAGAGGGAGTATCAACGCATGACTGATCTGGTTGAAAGCTCGAGCTGGACGCCCGGTATTCGTCAGTTCGAAACGTCCGATCCGGTGGAGGGCGGGCCGGACGGGATCGATAACGTGCCGCTGCGGCAGCTGGCGAATCGGACGCGGTTTTTGAAGGACAGGCAGGAGGCGCACGAGGGCGCCGTCGATCCGTATCCGCAATACGCGACGAAAGCGGATCTCGCGCAGAAGGTGGCGGCGCTCGTCGATCAGTCGCCCGAGGCGCTCAATACGCTCAGGGAGCTGGCGAACGCGCTCGGCAATGATCCGAGCTTCGCGACGACGGTGACGAATGCGTTGGCGCAGAAGGCGCCGATTGAGTCGCCGGTTTTTACGGGCACACCGAAAGGGCCGACGCCGGCGCAGTTCGACAACAGCACGAGGCTCGTGACGACGGCGGCGCTAATGCGCGACCGGTTTGGTTTTTCTGGTTTCACGTACTACAACGGCAGCGCAGCGCTTCCTGCGGCAGCACTCGGCAGCGTAATCGACTGCGCTGTTGGAGCTGGGCCATACACATTGACGCTCCCGACGTTGTCGGCATCGATGGCAGGTGCTGCGATCAAGTTCGTTTCGTACACTCCCAGCGCGGTGACGATTTCGACCGGATCGGCCGTCAAGATCTGGTGCGGTGTCAACGGAGGCAACTCCGGCACGACAATCACACTTCAGAACGGTGACAGCGCAACACTCACCACCGATGGTTACGGGTGGTTCGTGATCGACGGAAGCGTGCTTCTTCCGGCCACGGCGCTGTTCGGTTCGTCGCTGACGACCAACGGCTATCAGAAGCTGCCGAGCGGGTTGATCGTCCAGTGGATGACGGGCGCTGTCGTTACCGCAAATGCGGACAATACGATTCCCTTCCCAATCGCATTCCCGAATCGTGTTTTCGCCATTACGTCAGGTGTCGGCTACACGAACGGGTCGGGTCAAGTTAACGGATACGTATCCGTTTCGGTCACCCCAACCTTGTCGAACTTCATCGCCCGAATTAGTGGATCGACACCGTCAGGCGTCAACTTTGTTGCTCTCGGCAATTGAGGAATTCATATGGGTCAAAAATTCGCAGCCTTCGACGCGCGAGGCAACATCACCGCGTTCTACGACAGCATCGACAGCCCCGCCCCGCCGGGCGTGAATGTCGCCGACATCTCCGACGACGACTGGCATGCGTTGCTAGACGGACAGTCACACGGCAAGCGCGCAGCACTCGACGGGAACATGCGCCCCGTGCTGATCGATCCACCCGCGCCATCGCGTGAATACGTGGCGGCCTCCATGCGAAGCAAGCGCGATTCGGCAATGGATGCAACCGACTGGTTCGTGTCGCGCCACCAGGATGAAACGCTGATCGGTAACGGCACGACACTCACCGCCGCACAGTTCTCGGCGCTGATCAAATATCGTCAGGCCTTGCGGGACATCAGCGGCGCCGAAGGCTGGCCCAACGTCGATCTTCCATCGGCGCCGGATTTCGTGACCGCGATCGCTTAGTCGTCTCGTCCACCATTCCGATGACCTGAAGTCAATCCACGCGCCGCGGGATGATCCCCCGCGGCGCATGCGTCCTCGAAGCTAACGACGGCGCCCGCCCGATCCTCCCGATGTCGATGAACATCGTCGCCATCTTCAGCACTGCGATGGCGATGACGCCCTTCTACCCGACACACCGGCCGTTCTGACCAACATCGCCGCAACTCGAAGGCGCGCGCATAACAAGGCCGGCCTGCCGCACACATCCTCCAGGACCGCCATTCCGCGCGTCCCGCCGTTCAGTTCCCCACCAATGCTTGCATGAAGCGCCGGCCGTCGATCCGCACGACGAACATCGACGCGACGTAACGCACGCATCAATCGATGCCGACACGGCCAGCGTGATCATCGCGCCGCTTTGCGCATTCTTCACTGCGCCATCCCGCCACCCGATTCACGCGCCCCACTCGCCGTCGCCCCATTCGCACCCACCCCTTCCGTCCTCACCGCCACGACACACGCGATCGCTCGCCCGCCAGGCGTGCGCCCGGCACCATTGACCACATGGACGCTAACGAAACTCAACGGCAGGCACGCAACGCGGTGCGCAAGGGAACGATCCTCGCGATCGACCATGCGCGCGCGTTGTGCCGCGTCTCGGTGGGCGACCCCGACACCGACGGCGGCGGCCTGCAGACCAACTGGATTCCGTGGATCGCCTGCGCGGCCGGCACGACGCGCGACTGGCTGCCGCCGAGCGTCGGCGAGCAGGTCGTCCTGCTCTGCCCGATGGGCGATCCGGCGCAGGGCGTCGCGCTGCGCGGCCTCTTCTCCGACGCCGCACCTGCGCCGGCGTCGAGCCCCGACACGCACACGCGCGTCTACCCCGACGGCGCATCGATCGAATACGACCACGCCGCGCATGCGCTGAAGGCCTCGCTGCCGGCCGGCGCGACCGTGCTGGTCGTCGCGCCCGAATCGGTCGTCGTGCAGACCAAGGCCGCGACCGTGCAGGCCGAGACCATCACGCTCGATGCGCAGCAGACGACCTGCACCGGCGCGATGACGGTCAAGGGCCCGTTCGCGTTCGAAGCCGGCATGACCGGCACGGGCGGTGCGGGCGGCGGCGCCACGATGCAGATCGACGGCGCGGCCACCTTCACGCGCGAAGTGACGTCGCAAGGCATCAGCCTGCCGCATCACAAGCACCGCGAACAAGGCGATGGACAACTGGTGAGCGAACCGCAATGAAAGGCATGAACGCAAACACCGGCCGCTCGATCTCGGGCCTCGGCCACTTCTACCAGTCGATCGGCAAGATCGTGACGACGCCGCTCGCGTCGTGCGTGATGCGCCGCACGTTCGGCTCCGAGCTGCCCGACCTGATCGACGCGCCGGGCAACGGCGCGGTGCGCACGCGCCTGTACGCGGCGATCGCGACCGCGCTGATGCGCTGGGAGCCGCGCCTCACGCTCACCCGCGTCGTGCTCTCGTCCGACGACGCGGACGCGGCATCCGGCACGGTCTATCTCGACATCGAAGGCTGGACGAGCGAGAGCGGCGCGGCCGTGTCGACGCGCGTGCCGGTCGCACACGGGAGCGCGGCATGAGCGTGACCCCGATCGACCTGTCGCAGCTGCCGTCGCCCGACGTCGTCGAGACGCTCGCCTACGAAGCGCTGCTCGCCGAGCGCAAGGCGCGGCTCGTCGCGCTGTACCCGGCGGACGAACAAGCGGAGATCGCCGCCACGCTCGCGCTCGAATCGGAGCCGATGGTGCGGCTGCTGCAGGAGAACGCCTACCGCGAGCTCGTGCTGCGCCAGCGCGTGAACGACGCGGCGCGCGCGGTGATGCTCGCGTACGCAACGGGCCGCGACCTCGACAATCTCGCGGCACTGTTCGGCATCGAACGCCTGACGATCACGCCCGCCGACCCGGAGCACGACATCGAGGCCGTCATGGAAAGCGACACCGATCTGCGTGCCCGCACGCAGCTCGCGCCGCAGCGCTTCTCCGTCGCCGGCCCCGAGGGCGCATACGTGTCGCATGCGCGCAATGCGGATGGCGGCGTGCTCGACGCGTCGGCGGTCAGCCCCGCGCCGTGCGAAGTGCTCGTCACGGTGCTCGCGCGCGGCGGCGACGGCACCGCGGATCCTGCGCTGCTCAAGGCCGTGACGGCCGCGCTGCAGGCCGACGACGTGCGCCCGCTCACCGACAAGGTGACGGTGCGCGGCGCGGAGGTGCTGCGCTACGCGATCCGCGCGCGCCTGGTGTTCTTCGCCGGCCCCGATCGCGCCGTCGCGCTCGCGCAGGCCAACAAGGCGATGCGCAAGTACGCGGACGACATGCACCGGCTCGGCATGGAAGTCACGCTGGACGGCATCTACGCGGCCGCCCGCGCGGCGGGCGTGCAGAAGGTGATCCTCGAAAGCCCGCTCGCCGGCATTCCGGCGACCAGGCAGCAGGCGCCCTACTGCACCGGGATCGAGCTGATCGACGGCGGGGTGTACGGCAATGAATGACATCCTGCCGCCGAACGCGACGCGGCTCGAGCGCAAGCTCGCGGCCGTGAACGCCCGCATCGACGACGTGCGCACGCCGCTCGCGACGCTGATGAACCCCGACGCGATCCGGCTCGACCTGCTGCCGTGGCTTGCGTGGCACCTCGGCGTCGACGCGTGGAAGGGCTACTGGCCCGAGCACGTGAAGCGCGCGCGCGTCAGGGAGGCGATCCCGATCGCGCGCCGCAAGGGCACCGCCGCGGCCGTGCGCGACGTCGTCGCGACCTTCGGCGGCAACCTCGTGCTGCGCGAATGGTTCGAGCAGAACCCGCCGGGCCGGCCCGGCACGTTCGACATCGTGATGACGGTCAGCGGCCAGGAGGGCGAACCGCCGACCGCCGAATACGTCGCCGACATCCTCGCGGAAATCGACCGGACCAAGCCGGTACGGGCGCACTACACGTTCACGCAGGGCTTCGCGATGCGGGGCCGGCAACGCGTGGGCGCCGCCGCACGCGTGGCGGCCTATCGCCGCCTGAACCTCACCGACTACTGACCGCACATGGCAACCCAGATCATCATCACCGACGCCGGCCGCGCAGCGCTGGTCGCACCCGGCAACGGCGGCACCAGCGCCCACCAGGTCGTGGAAATCGGCCTGGCGAACGCGCCGTTCGTCGCCGACAAGGGGCTCGTGAAGCTGCCGAACGAGCTGAAGCGCATCACGACGTTCGGCGGCGCCAACATCGCGCCGGACACGATCCACGCGACGCTGAAGGACGACACGGCGGACCAGTACTCGCTGTACGGGTTCGGCCTCTACCTCGAGAACGGCGTGCTGCTGGCCGCCTACGGGCAGGCGACGCCGATCATGGAGAAGTCGCCGGCCGCGCTGCTGCTGCTGTCGACCGACATGCAGTTCGCGACGATCGACGCGACGCAGCTCGTGTTCGGCGATGCGTCGTTCCTGAACCCGCCGGCGACGACCGAGCGGCAGGGGGTGGTGGAGCTGGCGACGCAGGAGGAGGTGGATGCGGGCAAGGATGCCACGCGCGTCATCACGCCGGCGACGCTGAAGCCTCGACTCGATGCCAAGGCCAGCCTGGCGGGTGCGGATTTCACCGGCCGCGTCAGCACGGCCGATGTCGTGCGCCTCGCCTCGGCGCCCGGTGACGCCGGTGCGAGCGTCGGCCCCGGCAATGGCGACGGTGCGTCACAAACCACCAATAACCTCGCATTGCGGTCATGGTTCGGCATCGGCTTCGGCCCGAACATCGACAACATGCCGGTGCCGAAGACCCAATACTCCCACTGGTTCGACACGCGCACGGGCAACACCGGCTTTCGCGGCTCGCTCGACGTCGGCGGCCCGATCACGGCCCAGACTCCACCGGCCGGCGACGTATCGAAGAAAGTGCCAACGACCGAATGGGTCGTCGCCGCGATCGCGTCGGCTGCTATCGGCACGATCGTTTTCGAGCCGCGCACCAATGTCCGCGCCGGCTTTCTCAAGCTCAACGGGACGGTCGTGAAGCGTGCCGACTATCCCGCCCTGTGGGCCTATGCACAGGCAAGCGGTGCGCTCGTCAACGAAAAGGACTGGCTCGCCGGCTGGTTCGGCAGTTTCTCGACCGGGGACGGCACGACGACGTTCCGACTGCCCGAACTGCGCGGCGAGTTCATTCGCTGCTGGGACGACGGACGCGGGGTCGATTCGAATCGCGGCATCGGCTCGTGGCAGAACTTTGTCAATGCCTGGCACACGCACGGCGCGAGCGCAGCGGCGGTCGGCGATCACAACCATTCCGCGTGGACGGATTCGCAAGGCTGGCACGGGCACCACGGCGGCACGACGTACAACGGCGATCACTCGCACGCGCTCGACTACCGTACGCCGCAGTGGACCGTCGACACGGATCGCGGAGGTATGTCGAGCACATTCTCCGTCGATAACCCTGTTCAGCCCTACACGACTGTCGCTGGCGGCCACACCCACGTGTTCGACACGGACGGCGCCGGCGCACACGGCCACAACGTCGGTATCGGCGCCGCCGGAGGCCATGCCCATGCGATCACCGTCAACGGGGATGGCGGCAATGAAGCCCGTCCCCGGAACATCGCCCTGCTCGCAATGATCCGCGCTTACTAAGGACGCACCGATGCTCATTCACCAATACGATGCCCAGACGAGCCAATACGTTTCGAGCCGCCTGGCCGACCCTGATCCGATGGACTCCGGCCGATGGCTCGTTCCCGCGTTCAGCACCACCGACGCGCTTCCCGATCGCCCGCCGCTCACCTGGCCGTTCTATATCGACGGCGCATGGAAGCTGCTGCCCGATTATCGCGGGCGGATCCTGTACCGCCAGGACGACGGCGAACCGGCCGAAATCCTGACGGCCGGCACGACACCAGACCAGCACGGCCTCACCGACACGCCGCGCCCGTCGACCGAACACGTGTGGCGCGACGGCGCTTGGGCCATCGATCCGGCGCGCGTTGCGCAACGTGCGCGCGCTGCCGCGATGGCCGAGTTCGAAGCACGCATGACACACGCCCGCACCCGGAATGCGGGCAAGGCGGATGCCTATGCGGCCAGCCTGCTCTCGCGCGAGGAGGTCTATTACTTCCGTGCATGGTCGACCTACCAGCTCGACCTCGTACGCGCGATCCAGGCTGACGGTTTCCCCAACGCCGTGCATTGGCCCGACGAGCCCGCGTCATTCGAAATCGCGTGCGGCCCCGCTCTGGCCGAGTACGACGCGCGCATGAAGAAGGCGAAGTCATTCACCGACGGCAAGGCAGAGGCGAATGCAGCCGGCAAGCTGTCCGCCGAGGACGAATACAACTATCGAGCCTGGACCGCCTACGCAGACCAGCTCACGCGCGCGATCGATCGTGAGTCGTTCCCGCATGCCATTGCCTGGCCCGACGAGCCAGCCCCTTACGTCGCTCCACCCGCGCTCGAGCCGAGCGCGCACGACGCCCGCGCAGCCGACACGGAACCCGCGTCCGGCGGCACGGCCCCCTGAACGCCAAACGTTGCGTTCCGTTTCTCTCACTTGACCACATAGGAGTCGCACACCATGCCGCAGGATTACCACCACGGCGTACGCGTCATCGAAATCAACGAAGGCAGCCGTCCGATCCGCACGATCTCGACGGCCGTCGTCGGCATCGTCTGCACGGCCGACGACGCCGACGCCGCCGCCTTCCCGCTCAACACGCCGGTCCTCCTGACCAACGTCGTCGCCGCGCTCGGCAAGGCCGGCAAGAAAGGCACGCTGCGCCGCACGCTCGACGCGATCGGCCGACAGACCAAGCCCGTCACGATCGTCGTGCGCGTCGCCGAAGGCAAGGACGCCGCCGAAACGAACACCAACGTGATCGGCGCCGTCACCGCCGACGGCAAGTACACCGGCATGAAGGCGCTGCTCACCGCGCAGGCGCGCTTCGGCGTGAAGCCGCGCATCCTCGCGGCGCCGGGCCTCGACACGCAGCCGGTCGCCGCCGCGTTCGCGTCGATCGCGCAATCGCTGCGCGCGTTCGCGTACGTGTCGGCCAACGGCGCCAAGACGAAGGAAGAAGCCGTTGCATATCGCAAGCAGTTCAGCCAGCGCGAAATCATGGTGATCTGGCCGGACTTCCTCGCGTGGGACGACACGACCAACTCGACCGTCGTCGTGCCGGCCACCGCGTACGCCGCGGGCCTGCGCGCGAAGATCGACAACGACACGGGCTGGCACAAGACGCTGTCGAACGTCGGCGTGAACGGCGTGACGGGCATCAGCGCGGACGTGTCGTGGGATCTGCAGGATCCGGCGACCGACGCGGGCTTCCTGAACGAGCAGGACGTCACCACGCTCGTGAACCGCAACGGCTTCCGCTTCTGGGGCTCGCGCACGTGCTCGGACGATCCGCTGTTCGCGTTCGAGAACTACACGCGCACCGCGCACGTGATCGCCGATTCGATCGCCGAAGCGCAGATGACGATCATCGACGGCCCGCTCAACCCGTCGCTGCCGCGCGACATCATCGAGACCATCAACGGCAAGTTCCGTGAATGGACGTCGCAGGGCTACCTGATCGGCGGCTCGGCCTGGTACGACCCGGAGCCGAACACCACCGACGTGCTGAAGTCCGGCAAGGCGTACATCGACTACGAATACACGCCGGTGCCGCCGCTCGAAAACCTGATGCTGCGCCAGCGCATCACCGACCGCTATCTCGCCGATTTCGCCACGCGCGTCAGCGCCTGACGTCCGGCCTCACCAGGAGTCACACACAATGGGTATGCCTCGCAAACTCAAGGGATTCAACCTGTTCCAGAACGGCGAGAACTTCGTCGGCCAGGTTGTCGACGTCACGCTGCCGAAGCTCACGCGCAAGATGGAGGACTATCAGGCCGGCGGCATGAACGGCCCGATCAAGATCGACATGGGCCAGGAAGCGATCCAGATCGAATGGACCTGCGGCGGCTTCATGCGCTCGGTGCTCAGCCAGTACGCGATCACGAAGCACGACGGCGTGCTGCTGCGCTTCGCCGGCGGCTACCAGGCCGCGGATTCGACCAGCGTCGACGCGATCGAGATCATCATCAAGGGCCGTCACAGCGTGATCGACATGGGCACGGCGAAGACCAAGGACGAGAACGCGTTCAAAGTCACGACCGTCGCCAGCTACTACAAGCTGTCCGTCAACGGCGAGGACCTGATCGAGATCGACTTCATCAACATGGTCGAGAAGGTCAACGGCAACGACCTGTTCTCGGCACTGCGCAAGGCGATCGGCCTGTAATCCCGCGCCCGGCCGGCTCCACCGGCCGGGCCTGAACCCGCGTCACCCCCTTCTTATCCGACAGGACCACCATGAACCCGATTCAATCCGACGACCCGGCCGTGACCGACCTGCAGGCCGCCGCACCCGCCGCCGCGAGCGCACCTGCCGCAGTGGCCGCAGCGCCCGCGCAGGACGATCCGGCCACGCATACGCTCGACACCCCGCTCGTGCGCGGCAACCAGACGATCGACGCGATCACGCTGCGCAAGCCGAAAGCGGGCGAGCTGCGCGGCGTGTCGCTGTCCGATCTCGTCAGCCTCGACGTCGCCGCGCTGTCGAAGGTGCTGCCGCGCATCAGCACGCCGATGCTCACGGAAGCCGATGTCGCGAACATCGACCCCGCCGACCTCGTGCAACTGGGGGGCATCTTCGCCGGTTTTTTGATGCCGAAGGCCGTGAAATCCCGACTGGCCTCCCAGACCGCATAGAAGACCCGATGGCAGACATCGCGACGGTGTTCGGCTGGACCCCGCCCGTGATGGATGCCTTCAGCCTGGCCGAGCTGATGGACTGGCGCGAGCGCGCACGCGTGCGCGCCGGCGCCGAATGAGCGAAACGATCGACGATGGACAACACCCTGAAACTGCGCGTCATGCTCGACATGGTCGACAACATGACGAAGCCCCTGCAAATGATCCTGACCGGCAACAAGGGGCTGGCCGACTCGCTGAAGGCAAGCCGACGCGAGCTGGATGAGATGGCGAAGACGCAGCAGCGCGTCGGCGAGTTTCGCGAGATGCGCCGCGGCCTCGCCGATACCGCGTTGGAGCTCGAGGCAGCGCGTGCGCAAGTCGACGCGCTCGGCCAGTCGCTGAACGCGTCCGGCCCGTCGTCGCGCCAGATGATCCAGGATTTCGAGAGCGCAAAAGGTTCGGCCTCGGGCCTGGCGGCCACGTTCGGCAAGCAAGCCGACCAACTGCGCAAGTTGCGCGGCCAGCTCGCCGACGCAACGGCCGACACGGGCAAGCTCGTGCAACACGAGCGCGAACTGGACGAGGTCATCGATCGGCGCGAGAAGAAGACGTCGAAGCGATCACTGTCGGAGTACGGCTCGACGATGAAAGACGTCGGCGGGAAAATGTTCGACGTGCTGCCCGGGCTGCTCGACGAAGCGAAACAGGCCGAGATCGCTGCCGCGCGGATCCGCCTGGCAGGCGGGTCGCAGGCACTGGTGAACTACGCGCGCGAAATGAACGTCCAGGGGCAGTCGATTCCCGACAACGCGGACCTGGTGGCCGACTTGAAGAAGGAGCTTGACGACGAAGCACACATCAAGCTCGCGGCGCCGGCGCTGTCGAAGATAAAACTCGCGAACGCCGTGTTGCTCGACGAGAAAGAAGCGAAGGCGGACAACGAAGTCATACTGAGCCTGACGAAGGTGATCGAACAGCGCGGCGGCTTCGAGAACCCGACGGCATTCGCCGCCGAATTGAATGCCGCGCAGAAGATGATCTGGTCGACCGAGGGCCGGGTCAGCGGCGAAAGGTGGAACGACTTCGCCAAAGCGAGCGGCGACGTGGCCAAGCGCCTGCGTAGCGAAGTGTTCTACTACCAGATGGAGCCGGTCGTTCATAAACTTGGCGGGGAGCAGGCAGGCAAAGGCCTCGCGGCACTGTCCGGCAGCGCCTTCCAGGAAAAGCTCAGCGCCAGCGCCGTGAAGCGGATGATCGAGCTCGATCTGATCGACCCGAAGCTGGTCGCCTACAAGAAGAACGGCACGTTCGACAAACTCTTGCCAGGCGCGCTGCGGCGCGACGACCTGCGGCAGACCTCGCCGTACGAATGGTTCGAACAGGTGCTGCAACCAAAGCTCAAAGCGAAGGGGATCATCCGCCCCGACCAGGTGACGTCCGAGCTCGCGCGAATCCTCCCCGACAAGGACGCGCGACAATTTCTCACGGCGGTGTCCGAGCTGAACAAGGAGATTCGCGAGACCGCGCAGAGCGGCGCCGACGCTTACGGCGTCGACGCGAGGTATGCGATGGCCTTGCAGACGACGTCAGGCCGCGAGAGCGTCGTGCGTGCACATGCAAGCGACGCGAAGCTCATTCCCGGCGAGAAGCTCCAGCCCAGTTACAACGCAGGACTGGACGTCGCGGGAACATTGACCGAAAAGGCCGTCAAGCTCATGCAGGAGCATGGCACGGCCACCAGCATCTTCACCACCGCCTTCGCCGCGCTCGCCGGGCTGCTCAAATTCGGCGGGCCGGTCCTGGAGCATTTTCCGACCTCGCTCGGAAAGTCCGTCATGACCCGCGTCGCGACGATGGGGGCCGATGCGCTCCCGAGTATCAGGGCGGTCGCGGCGAGAGTCATTCCGCTTGCGATGAAGCATCCAGGAATCGCGCTCGGCCTGGGAGCGGCAGCACTCGCCGGCGGCATCGCCTTGTCGAAGAGGGGGGGCGCTGACAAATCGAGCGGCATCGGCGAGCTGCTCGACGGACTCAGTCCGAACCTCAAGAAACCGGGCAGTGACACGCCCGCCTCGCCCAGCGACACGATCCTGAATCGCTTGAACGCATTGGTGAGGCTGCCCAGTATGCCGCTCGACTGGTTCCCGGGAGCTTCCGGCATAGGAGACATGATCCCTGCCCGCCCGTTCGGCAGCCCGGTCAAAGCACCGAGCATCCTCGCCATGCTTGGAACCGCCGTCGCGTCCCTGATCAGCACGCCTGCGCTTGCGGCCAACATGCCAGCGGCCGGCGCGTTGCCGACCGGCAACCGCGCGCCGATCACGGCACCGGCCGGTGCCGCGAGCGCGCCGGCGCCCGTGCCCGCGCCGATCACCATCAACATCACCCCGCCGCCCGGCGTCAACGCGGCAGAGCTCGCCCGCCTCGTGCGCGTCGAGCTGGAACGCGCCGAACGCGCGAGGACGTCGCGCGCCGGTTCGCGCCTGTCCGATTGATTGTCCGCTTCGAGGAAAGGAAACCCGCCATGATGATGTCGCTCAACCAGTTCGTGTTCGGCCTGGCAACCGCCCCATACCAACAGCTCCAGCGCCAGCGCAACTGGAAGCATCGCACCAGCGCACGCATCGGCGTGCGCGACGCGAGCCAGTTCACCGGCGCCGGCGACGACAAGATCACCTTGATCGGCACGGTGGCACCCGACAACGGCATCGGCGAGATCGCATCGATCGAGGAACTCGCGCGGATGGGCGACGTCGGCGATGCGTACGTGCTCGTCGACGGCAACGGCTACGTCTATGGCGCATTCGTCATCGAAAGCCTGAACGTGACGGGCACGTATCACACGAAGGAAGGCGTGCCGCGCAAGATCGACTTCAACCTGACGCTCAAGCGCGTCGACGACAGCGCGCTGGCCGCACCGCCGCCAGCAGAAGACGACAGCGCACCGGGCGACGCACCGCCGGCGAAGAACGACGGAGCATCCGACCGATGAGCACCTTCGACTGCAAGCCGGGCCAACACCCGACCCGCACCGGGCGCGTCCAGCCGCAGGCCGACTACCGGATCACGCTCGACGGCCGCGACCTGTCGCGCCTGATCGCGCCGAACCTGGTCAGCCTGCAACTGACGGAATCGCGGGCCGACGAAGCCGACACGCTCGAGCTGACGGTCGACGACACGCGCAACACGTTCGCGATTCCGCTGCGCGGCGCAAACATCGATGTGTCGATCGGCTGGGTCGGCGAGCCGCTCGTCGACAAGGGCAAGTTCACCGTCGACACGGTCGAGCACACCGGCGCGCCGGACACCATCCGGATCACGGCGCGCTCGGCATCGATGACGAACGGCATGCAGGAGCGCCGCGAAAAGAGCTGGCACCAGCAGACGATCGGCGCGATCGTGCAGGCCATCGCGGCGCGCCACGGGCTGAAGACGGCCATCGACGCGACGCTCGCGCAGATCCTGATCGAGCACATCGACCAGACGCACGAATCCGACCTGTCGTTCCTGACGCGCCTCGCGAAGCGCTACGACGCCGTGATGACCGTGAAGACCCGCCACCTGCTGTTCCTGCCGATCGGCGGCGGCAAGACGGCGAGCGGCAGGCCGCTCGACGTGCTGCCGCTCACGCGCGCGAGCGGCGACCAGCATCACTACAAGATCGAGCAGCGCGACAGCTACGCGGCCGTGCGCGCGAACTACCACTCGAACGGCAAGGCGCAGCGCAAGTCGGTGGTGGTCGGCGACGAGAAGGGCAAGAACACGAAGGTGCTGCCGCAGGACTATGCGACCGAAGCGGAAGCGCGCGCGGCCGCGCAGGCCGAATTCAGGCGCATCCAGCGCCTTCAGGCGACGATGACCTACGCGCTCGCGCTCGGCCGGCCCGAGCTGTTTCCGGAGATGCCCGTCAGCGTGTCGGGGTTCAAGCCGGAAATCGACGACACGCCGTGGCTCGTGAAGAAGGCGACGCACAAGTTCGCCGATACGGGCTTCACGACGGAACTCGAGCTCGAGGTGCGCGACGATTCGAAGAACAAGAAGGACAAGCAGGACAAGTCGCACCGCAAGCCGGCCGGCAAGCCCTGACGGCGCGCCGTTCGATCGGGCATGCGGGGCATTCAGGCGAGGGGGGAAAGGCGCGGAAACGCGCGACTGACGTGTGGAGGGAAGAAGGGCCGGACGGAAAGCCGGCCTGCGTGGCGATTCCGGAACCCGTTCGCGTGGCGCAGCACACGCGCAGCCGGGAGCGGACGCCGCACATCGTCGCATAACCCGGTCGCGACGGTGCGGCTTGGTCGACGCTCAGCGCGCCTGTTGGCTCACGCCGAGATTCAGGCGCGCGTCCCGCCCGTCGTCGGGCGGCGCCAGCGTGGCGCGCGCATTGCGCAGGTTCGCCATCGCCTGCAACGCGGCCTCGAGCACCTGGCCGACCGACTGCATCGCGCAGTCGATCGCGGCATGCGCGTCGGCCCGTTCGTCGTCGGTCAGGTTCGTACGACATTGCGGCGAGAACGCCGGCGCCCCGCCTGTGTCCGCATGATGATCAGCAGGCGCCGCCGCGCCAGTCGTACTGTTGTTGTGCTGCATGTCGCTGTTCATTCTTCCGGTCTCCACAAACACAATCATCGACCGCAAGGCCGCCCGACACGACGGGGTAGCCTCGGAATTCCCACCGTCGCCAGCCTCACCGGCTTTCAGAATGCTAAACCAATACTGTATGGATATACAGTGATTGTTCGGATTTTATCCGATGTGTCAGGAGCATGTTTTCAGGATTAAGCACGCCGCGACCTGCCCGGTTCGGGCCGATGGCCGACGGGTTCCCGGCCGCTCGCCGGCGCGCCGGCGAACGCGCCGGCCGCGCGCCGCGGCTACTTGCCCGATCCCTTCGCCGCCCGCTCGGCCTTCAGCCGCTCGAGCTCGGCCTTCGCGCGATCGACGTTCTCGGCGGTGCGCTGATCGAGTGCCGCACGGCGATTCTCCGGCAGGCGCTTCGCGCGCCGCGGCGTGGCCGGCTGCAGCATCGCGCCCGTGTTGATGCAGCTCGTGAGGAACGCATGCAGCGATGCCTTGCCGGCGTCGTTGAGCTGCCGGTACATCGCGAGCACGTCGGCCTCGTCGGCGTCGCGGGCGCCCTGCTCCGCCGCCCCGCCGCCGGCGGCCCGCTCGCCGGTCAGCACGTAGCCGATGTCGACGCCGATCTCGCGAACGGCCAGCAGATAGGCCGCATCCGGCGCGCGTTCGTCCGACTCATATGCAGACTGCGAGCGTCTCGCGACGCCGCCTACCGTCGCAAACTCGTCCTGGCTGAGCCCGATCCGCAAGCGCTCATCCCGCAAGCGACTTCCGATATGTGCCATAAATTACCCATTAACAATTGACGAGCTGTTTTTTGCTCATTACACTGGCCTTACCGTAACGCAAGACTAACTCTCCAAAGTATACCGACCATGACCACCACCTCAGGCCCGCGCCGTTCGCCGCGCGGCACGATGTCGGACAAGCCCGTCTACGTCGGGCTGACGCCCGCCGAACGCGGCGAGCTCGAGCAGCTCGCCGCGCAGCGCAACCGCTCGATGTCGAGCATGGCGCGCGAACTGATCCGCATCGGCGCGAGCCACCTGCGCGCGATCGCCGCGCCCCGCTCGCGCACCGCACGCCGATGAAGCTGCGCGCCTTCATGCCCCCCGATCCCGCACGCGCCCGCCTGCACGCCAGATCCGGTGTGCCGATTCTGCCGCGCATCCGCGCGCGTGCCCATTCGCCGATCGGCCAACGTTGCAGCGCGCCGGCACGCCCGCGCGCGGTCTCTCGCCCGGAGTAACACGAAATGCGAATCCTGAACCGCTGCCCGCACTGCCGCACGCGCGCCACCGCGCGCAGCAGCCGCGAAATGTCGCTGACCTTCCGCGAAATCACCTTCCAGTGCACCAACCCCGAGTGCGGCCATACGTACGTCGTGAACATGGAGTTCGCCCGCACGCTGTCGCCGTCCGCGATCCCGAACCTGTCGCTGCAGCTGCCGCTCTCGCCGCACGTGCGCGAGCGCATGGCCGCGCAGCTCGAGCTGCCCGTCTGACGCCGTAGGGCCGGTTCTCGCGAACGACCGGCCGCTGCAGCCCCGCTCCCTGTTGGTCCCTCGCATCGTGCCTGTGCGGCGCGAGGGATTGCTTTTGCCGTCGAAAAGGACACCGATGACCTCGACCCGCCCTGGCCGCGCGATGCGCGAGCCGATGTTTCACCGCTTCGCGCCGCGCACCGGCGCGTTCGCCGGGGAGGCGCGCACATGAACCGCCACCCCGCCCCCGCACCGCACGACGCGGCACTGCGCGCCGCCATCGAGGCGGCCGCCGACGCGCTGAGCTTCGACCACCCGGCCGACAGCGCCGCGCGGCAGTGCGCACTCGCCCGCTTCGTCGTCGCCCTCGGCGATCGCCTCGCGCTCGGCTTCCCGCACGCCGCCGCCGCGCTGCATGCGCTCGCCGCGTCGCCCGCCACCACAGGCAATCCGGTGCACGCGCTGCGCCGTCAATTCGAGCAACAGCAATAAACCCGCAACGACGATGGCCACGATCGACGAACTGAAACAGCGCATCGACCTGCACGACCTCGCCGGCCGCCTCGGCCTGCAGCGCGGCCGCGGCGGCGACAAGGCGCTCTACCACTCGCCGCAGCACGAGGACCGCAGCCCGTCCCTGTCGATCTTCGTGAACCACCCGAAGCACGGCAGCGGCTGGCGCGACCACAGCGCCGACGCCGGCGGCTCGTGCATCGACCTCGTGATGCACGCGCGCGGCGGCACCGTCGCCGACGCCGTGCGCTACCTCCATGACGCCTACGGGATCCCCGCCGACCGGCCGGCGCCGGCGGAGCGCCGCGAGAAATCGACCGTCGAATACATCGCCGACCGGTGCCTCGCCGAGCGCGACCGCGTGCGCGCCTACCTCGGCGGCCGCGGCATTGCCGACTCGGCGATCGACGCGGCGCTCGCCGCGCGCACGCTCGGCTTCAACGCATGGACGAGCCCGAAGGTCGCCGCCGGCGACGTCGGCCACGGCGGCCCGGCCGCCGCGTTCGTGGTGCGCGCGCCGGGCGACGCGCGCGTGGTCGCGGTCGACATGCGCTACGTCGACGCCGCGCTCAACGGCGGCGTAAAGACGCAGACCCAGGGCGACAAAAACGGCTACGGCTGGACCGCCGATGCGCGCCGGCTCGAGCGCGCGAAGCGCGTCTACCTCGTCGAAAGCGCGATCAACGCGCTGTCGGTGGACACCTGCGCGCTGCCCGGCACGGCCGCGCTCGCGCTGCGCGGCCTCGCGAACGTCGACGCGATCGACTTCGCGTTCCTGCGCGGCAAGCAGGTCGTGATCTGCCTCGACAACGACGCGCCGTTCGCGGACGGCCACCCGCGCGCCGGCCGCCGCCCCGGCCCCGAGGCCGCTTGGGCGCTGTACGAGCGGCTCACCGCGCTGAACATCAGCGCCGTGCTCGTCGACCAGGCCGGCTGGCTCGCCGACCTCGCGGACGGCGAGCAGGCTCGGCAGCCCATCAACGACGTGAACGACTACCTGCAGCTGCGCGGCCCGGCCGAGCTCGCGCGTGCGCTCGAGCAGCTCGAACCGTGGCTGATCGCGGGCCTCGCCGGCGACGCCACGCGCCGCGGCCGGCCGCGCATCTTCCTGCCGCCGCACGATTTCGCGCAGTACTGGCGCTTCCGCACGCGGCCGGATTTCACCAGCTACATCACGAAGATGGACCGCAACGAGGAGTCGGGCGTCGAAACGCCCGTGATGACGGACCTGTGCGGCTTCCGCATCGCCGGCATCAGCCGCGTGTCGGTCGCGAGCGCGACGTCGACGATGACGGGCGACGCCGACCAGGCGCCCACCGTCTACTTCGCCGTCTCCGTTCAAGCGCCACGCCACGGCGCGCAGCTGATCCGCCGCGTGATGCTCGACGACCAGTTGCACAACGTCGACCAGTGGGGCAAGTTCGGCCCGATCTGGGCGCCGGCGCCGTTCAAGCGGATGGTCAACATCCTCGAGCGCGGCGCGGATCTCGGCGCGCGCCAAGCCGCGAATTTCGTCGGGCTCGCGTGGCGCGACGGCCGGCTGATCGTCAACGAAGGCCCCGACTGCTACTTCACCGAAGCGGACAAGCAGTGCCCGTATCACAACCTGACGTTCCCGAGCGGCCCGGTCGGCGACGCGCGCCGCGTGATCACCGCGTACCAGGCGACGTTCCGGCAGAACGCCGCGACCATCCCGCTCGTGTGGGCGCTCGGCGGCCACCTGAAGGCGCTGCTCGGCTTCTGGCCGCACATCACGATCCAGGCGAACAAAGGCGCGGGCAAGTCGACGCTGATCAAGCGGCTCGAGCGCTCGCTCGCGTTCACGATGTTTTCCGGGCAGTCGCTGCAGACCGAGTTCCGGCTGCTGACCAGCATCAGCCACACGAGCCACCCGGTCGGCTGGGAAGAACTGTCGGCGCGCCGGCAGGACGTGATCGACAAGGCGGTCGGGCTGCTGCAGGAGAACTACCAGTACACGGTGACGCGGCGCGGCGCCGAGATGACCGAATACCTGCTGTGCGCGCCCGTGATGCTGGCCGGCGAGGACGTGCCGGTGCGCAGCCTGCTCGGCAAGCTCGTGCGCACGACGCTGACCGGCAAGCGCGGCCCGCTGCTGCCCGACGACCTGCCGCGCTTCCCGGTGCGGCAATGGCTCGCGTTCCTCGCGGGCCTCGACCGGCGCGCGGCGCTCGAGCAGTACGCGATGCTGCGCGACAAGGCGCTGGCCCACTGCCGCGCGAGCGGCGAGGACGACGGCGCGCGGCGCATGGCCGGCAACTACGCGGCCGTCGCGCTCGCATGGCGCTACCTGTGCGAATTCGCCGGCATGGACCCGAGCGAAGGCGACTTCCCGCGCGACCTGATCGCCGAGATGAACGGCCACGTCGCCGAGACGAGCGCCGATCGGGAGCCGTGGGTATGGATCATGGAAACGGTGCTGTCGGAGATCGACGGCGGCCACTACCAGCATCCATACACGTTCGACACCGTCGACGGCGAGTTCTGCCTGCTGCTGCGCACCGGGCACGTGATGGATCACATCGCGCACACGAGCGCGCTGCGCGACAAGTGGAACGGGCTGCCGGTGAAGTCCGACCGCGTGTTCAAGGCGCAGCTCAAGCACGCGGGCGTGGTCGTCGGCGACAAGGAGGTCGAGCGCCGCATCTACACCCGGCGCGTCGCGCACCTCGTGCCGGTGTCGCTCGAGCGCCTGGCCGCGTTCGGGCTGTACGTCGCGGTGCGCGAGGATCTCGCGACCGATGCGCGGCAAGGAGCGCGCGCATGAGCCGCGCCCGGACGATGCAGCGGCTGCGCCGGGGCGTCGATGCCCGCGGGGGCGGCGCAGGCAGCGCAAAAAACCCGTGGCTTTCGTGGGAATGCACGCCTAAGTGCTTGATTTCAGAAGCAAGTGCCGCCACGCGTCACTCGGTTTTCGCCACGGGTCGGGCCGTTTTTGCCACGCGTGCGGTTTCCGTGGCGAGCGCCGTCGCCCCTTCCCTTCTTCTCTCTAATTCATTGAAAAAGAAGAAGAAAGAACCAGGAGAAAGGCAAGAAATCCGTCCGGGGGCCGCGCCACGGGTGATCGACGATTTGCCACGGGTCGGCGCGCCTGCCTGTTTTTCGTGCCACGGGTCGGCAACGGTATCCACGGCTGACCCGTGGCGCATCGCGGCATAGATATCCCATAAAAATCATACGGTTATGAAATCAATGGGCCAGAACCACGAATCCACGGGTTGCGCTGCGTGTGCGCCCCCCGCGCAGGGCGCCGACGCGTCGCCGCTGCACACGATCGACCTGCTCGGCGCGGCGGCGATGCTCGGCGCCCATCCCGAGACGGTGCGCCTGAAAGCCAAAGCCGGCGCGCTGCCGGGCCGCAAGGTCGGCAAGCGCTGGATGTTCTCGACCGTCGCCCTGCAGCGCTACCTCGCCGGAGAATGGCTCCCGCGCGGCGCGCAGGGCGATCAGCAGGAGGAAGTTGAACCATGTCGCTCTACAAACGCAAAACCAGCCCGAACTGGCAATACAAGCTGTACCCCCCTGGCGGCGGAACGCCGGTACAGGGAAGCACTGGCACCAGCAACAAGGAGCAGGCCCAGGAATTCCACGACCGCCTGAAGGTGGACCTGTGGAACCAGGCGCGGCTAGGCAGGAAGCCGCGCTACACGTGGAACGACGCGGTCGTGCGCTACGTCGGCGAGCGCGACGGGCTGCCGAGCCTGGAAACGTCGAAGACGCACCTGCGCTGGCTCGACCGGCACCTCGCCGGCGTCGCGCTGGCCGACATCGACCGCGACCGCGTCGATGCGATCGCGCTGGAGAAACGGCGCGAGCCGCTCGTGATCCGCACGAAGCGCGGGATCGTGACGACCGACCGGACCGCCAGCGCCGGCACGGTGCGCCGCGTGATCGGCGTGTTGAAGGCCGTGCTGAACGCGGCCGTCGAGTGGGAATGGCTGGACCGCGCGCCGGTGACGAAGCGCGCGAAGGTCGTGCAGAAGCGGATCCGCTGGCTGAACCAGGCGGAAGCGGAACGGCTGCTGGCCGAACTGCCCGGCCACCTGGCCGAGATGGCGCGCTTCAGCCTCGAGACGGGCCTGCGCCGCTCGAACGTGACGGGGCTGCAGTGGTCGCAGGTCGATATCGCGCGACGCGTCGCGTGGATTCACCCGGACCAGGCGAAGGCGAAGAAAGCGATCACGGTGCCGCTGTCAGACACGGCGATCGCGGTGCTGAGCCGCCAGCGCGCGCACGAGCGTGCGCCCGGCTGCACGGACCACGTGTTCGTGTACCAGGGCAAACCGGTCTACCAGACCACGACGGCCGCCTGGCGCAAGGCGCTGGCACGCGCTCGCATCCGCGATTTCCGCTGGCACGACCTGCGGCACACGTGGGCGAGCTGGCACGTGCAGCGCGGCACGCCGCTCCAGGTGCTGAAGGAGCTGGGCGGCTGGGAAACGATGGAGATGGTGCAGCGGTACGCGCACCTGTCGGCGGATCACCTGGCGCAGTGGGTCACGCCGCTGACGGCCGAGCCCGCGCCGATGCTGGCTGCAATTTAGCTGCAACGATGCTGCCTGACGAAGGGAGGAAACCGCTGAGTGTCTTATTAGACTTGGCGCGCCCGGCTGGGATCGAACCAGCAACCCCTGCCTTCGGAGGGCAGAAAGCCTCAGCGCTGAACATACTGGCAAAAATCCTGAGCGCGCTCACGCGCATTTTCGTCGCACCAACCATCGCCGCATAGCCCTCAAAAAGGTAGCAATCTCTGCACCGCCATCCGCCCCTGATCGGGTGACAAGTGGGCATAGCGCTCGGTCACGCTGATCGATGAATGCCCGAGCAGGTCTTTCACGACGTACAACGAGACGCCCTCCATCACCAGCCACGATGCGAACGTATGTCGCAAGTCGTGGATGCGGAAATTTTCGATCCCGGCCCGGGCGCACGCCGCGTTAAATCCCTTCTGCAGTGTCTGCATACGCGCGCCAGACCACGCCGGAAACACCCACTCAGAACCCGCACACTTCCGCTCAACCCAATCCCGTTGATCCCGCAGGGCAGACAGTGCAGCACTATTCAACGGCACCAACCTACGCTTCCCATTCTTCGTGTGCTCGACGTCCAGACGCAGGTGCGAGCGCTCAAAATCGACCCGACGCCAATCGAGCGCCAGTAGCTCATTCTTTCGGCAACCAGTACTGAGCGCGAGGCGCACGAAGTTTGCCAAATGCGGGCGCTTCGCATAAGCACCAGCAGACTGGATCAACGCGGATGCTTCCGCACGCGATATCCACCTAACACGATGCTCACCGCCATTCAAGCCGAGGCTCTGCACGGGATTCGGCAAATCAGAACAATCGCACTCGATGCGGACAAAATTAATCGCGGCCGAAAGGAATTTCAATTCACGCTTGACCGTCGATTCCTGCACACCATCAGCAAGGCGAACCGTGACGTACTTTCGAACATCCACTCTTTTCAGCGCAGCCATCTCGCGTCCGCCGAAGTACGGTTGAAGCCGCTTCAACGAGTACATGTCTCGTTGCCGGCTACGGTGCGCCTTTGCAGAAAGGTAAATCCCTACGACTTCCTCGAATATCATTTTTCTGAACGTCTCTCGCGTTATCGGCATTCATTTAAATCGCCAACGTCAATAATCTCCTTAATTGATAAAGTTTGCCAATACACCGGGCGCAGAAAGAGGTCCGCAAACGCCGACTACCGTTCAGTCATCCACGTTCCCCGTCGCCATCCAAAACACCCCGACGCCCTGATTCCAATAAAACTGCGCGCCATCGCACGTCGCGCCGTTCTCAAGCACACACCGATGCGCAGCCACGACTGCATCCTTTGCGCCGAACTCCGGCCCCAAGTGCGCGTACGTCGTCGTCTCCGGCATCGCAATGCCCTTGCTCGTCCAGTAGCGCTTCTTGTTGAACGTCGACGCATCGGCATCCTTGCCAACGTACTTGGCGATATACGTCGCGATCCGATGCCGCATCGCCCGCCCCTTGCCGCCGATCCGCCTAAAAAACCCGTTTTTGCCGAAGCCGCGGCTGCTGTCGTTCACCGTGCCATCCGTCCCGGCCTTGCTGATCACGGACAGCCAGATTGAGCGCAGCAGCTTCCAATTCTGCCGACCGCTGACAGCAACGTGGATATGCCACGCACCGCGCTGCTGCCGCTCCAACACCGCCACGTAGTGAAAATCCTGCAGCTTGTTCAGCCGGCGCCGGAACTCATCCCACCACTTCGCCCACACCTCAATGCGTGCTTCATTCGCCCGCGTCGAAAGCGTCAGCATGCGATCGGCGCGGATCGCTTTGCAGCGCTTCCGAATCATCCTCTTCGATCGCTCGATCGACGTGCGCAGCGACTTATCCGATTTCGCCGCCACGTCGTCGCTCGTCTCTCCCTCCAATGCCGCACGCGCTCCCCGAACACCGCGCGGGCGCAAACGCAACTCTTGAAAGTGCCGCTGTACTGCCACGCTGAACGCCACAACCTCTTGCTGCCCATCCTCGAAACGCTGCGTGCGCACGATGTACTCATCGCTGAACGGCGAATAGTCTGCACACCTGTCCGCCGATGCGTCGTCACCACGCGCGCGGTTCAGCGCCTGAATCGAACCGGCGTCGTTCACGAGACTTTGGAACGAACGCGTTTCCTGTCCTACAATGACCTCGTCCACGTTGGATACCTCGTATATCCGATGTTGATCACGGCCCGGGATCGCTGCTAACGATCGTCGGGCTTTTCTTTTTCTCACGTCTGCTTCGGGCGTCCGCGTGAGCTATTTCCGTTAAGTGTTAGAGGTACAAGTTTAGGGGCCGCGCTGCGCGCGGCCCGCCCGGCGCGCTCTGCTGCGCTGGGCGAGCCGCCCGCAGCCATACCCCCACCCCTCTGCCCGCAACCGCCTACGCACTCTCCTAACGCGCCGAAACCGCATGGTCCGCTGCGGGCTTTCAGGAGGGAGGGCGTTTCCCCGCCACGCCTTCGATACCCGCGATCGCGAGTACCCGCTACTCGGTCCGGCTGGCCGCGCTGAGCCGCGCGACAACCGCCACGACTCCGCATTCAGGCCGCCGCCCTACGCCGCTGCGATCCAGGCCGGACACTCCCGACGCTGGACGCCTCCCCTCGCGCCGACCGCCTTACAATCTCCCCCACAAAACAACCGAGGGGCCACAAATGAGCATGTACGACCGAGACTGGTATCGCGAGGAATACAAGGAGAAGGAGAAGCGCGCGCAGCAGGGCCATACGTCACACAGCGCGCCCACGCCAACCGCACCACCAGCACCGCCCCGCCCCAAAGCCGCCGTCGCCATATCCGAGCTTTCGCCACTCAAAATCGCGTCAGTCGCGCTGGCGGCCGGGGCAATCTCGTACTTTCAAGTGTCAGCGTTTCTCGACCGCATCGATCCGCCGACCGCGATCAAATCCGCTGCACCTGCAGGACCAGCAGAACCTCCGTCCGCTGCTTCGAGCTTGACCGACCATCAAGAAAACTCGGCAGCCACGCGTAACCGCTACGCGCCGTCGAATTCCGGTCCTGAATCAGCCCGCCCAGCACCACGACCTCGCCATCCGTCAGCCGTGTGACGGTCTGTAACTGGCGCGTGTTCTTTGTCGGCGACGTATCGACGCCGGTTTTCGTCGGCACGAAGTCGGAGATTTCCTCATGCACGCGCAGTTCGATCGCGTCGCGCATCACCGTAGGCTCGACGTCGAAAATCAGCCCGGCGTCCTGATACGTGATCGACTGAACCGGCGTACCGCTCGACCCTTGGTAGCTCACGCTTGATTGCGTCGGCACCTGCTGCCCGACGTTCAGCCGCACCCGCTCGCCCGACGCGATCCGCACATGCGGCGAACTGATGACCTTGAACCGCGAATCGGCATTGAGCGCGGATATCGCCGCGTCGATGCCCGGCCCGGTGAATCGCACCGCGCTCGTATCGGATGACGTGTCGCCGCTCGAGATCCGAAGCTGGCCGCCCAGCACTTTCGCCGCGATGCTCCACGCCGTATTGGTGGAATCGGTGTTGGTTACTTCATACGCCCAGCCGCGCACCACCACCTCGCCCGGCGCAGTGTCCAGCTCGGGAACCACCTTGCGCAGCATCGCAACCTCATCGCGCGAGCCGACGATTACCAGCTCACCGCCGCGCGCCTGAACACCGCTCGCAACCGGTTGAGCAACAGGCGCGCTATTCGGCACCGCAGCCGGTGCGCCCGGCACCTGTATGGCACCAACCGATTCGCCGGCCACCGGGCCGATGGATACGGGCGGCAACATCGAGCGCGAGCCAATCAACGGCTCGACCAGCTCGCGTAAATCGCTGGCCTTCCGGTATCGCGGTTTGTACACGTACACATCGCGATCCGCTTTTGCGAGCACGGCGCCCGGCTTTCTCATCACGTAATCGACGCCGTTTTTGGTGACCACCTGAAAGCCGAGCGAATCGAGGAAATCCACCATCACCTCGCGCACGTCGCCGCTCTGATCGTCCAGGCGGAATGACACAAGGCGAGCGTCGGTCAGCACATCCGGGCCGAGCACATAAGGCGTGCGCATCGCATCCTGATAGATCAGGTCTACCACCTGCGCCACCGTGACGAACCGCAGGTCAAACGCCGTCCCGCGAATGTGCTTAAGCGGCGTGAGCGGCGACGGTACGGGCAAAGGTGGCGCAGACGCCGCGGCGGCCAAACTAGAGTCAGCCGGCAGGGTCGGCAACGGCGGAACCGAGCCAGCCGCATGCACCCACCCACTCGACAGCATTAACGCGCCAAGTAGCGCACCATATCGCCTCATCTCACACCCCCGTTTTGTTCTGTTTTTCCACCCTGCACGCCCGTCCACCCGCTCGTCATCTTTCCGTCCACTTCGCCGACCAGACGCACGCCCTCGCCGCGAAACTCAGACGCCGGAACCGCGCGCAATCTGCCATCCGCCCCTACCACTACGACATACGCCGCACCGGCCACCGCGTAACGCCCCGCCACTCGCCACTCAGCCGACTTGCTTGCATCGGCCGGGCGTGTCGCCGTCGCCGGTTGTGACGCCGAGACCGCAGCCGTTGCCGTTGCAGCCGGCGCAGTGCCGAAGCCTTCGTGCGCCCTGTGATAAATCTTCACGGCCAGCACGATGAACACGACCAGCGCGACCGGAATGACATACAAGGCCTTGGGAACAACCGCCTGCTTTTTCGTGTGGACTTCGGCGCTCGTATAGAGCTTGAACACCTCGCGCGGATACGACCACTGACGCTTCACCGCGTCTTTCAGGCTGCTCGGGTTGTGGCAGTGATCCCATTCGTACAGCATCGCGCGCTTCAGGCCGAACAGGTTGCGCACATGGACATGCCGGCCGACGAGATCCCGCACCGTCTTGCTGATGCGCTGCGGATGCTGCGTGATGATGATGAAGTCAACGCCCACATGTCGGTGGACGTGCAGTTGCTCGACGTCCGGCGTTGGCTTTTGGCTTGCGGTCGTCGGCGGGTAGATGCGCTGGGCCTCATCGATGACGATCAGATCGTGAGCCTTCGCGTTCACGTGCCACTGTCGCAACCACGGTTCATCAATCTCGACGTGCTCGACAGCAAGGTCGCGGATGCCATCGACCAGCACGCGACGCCCTTCCGCAAGCTTCGTCAGCAGCCACACCGCGTACAGCGTCTTGCCGCTACCCGGTACCCCCGTAATCAGCGTGATCATTTGCTGAACACCATTTTCGTTGTCGACGTGAGCAGGTAGAACGACACGCGGGCCGACAAGCCGCCGAGCACGTATGCGATGCCGTCGCCAACGCCACCCAGCGCCAGCACGTTCGCGATATCGGCCGCCAGCCCGCCAACGCTCGCAGTCATCCACTGAATCACTTGATTCAGCGCCAAGTCGATACCGGTCACCGTCAGGAAGCCGATGCCGAGCGCCACCAATACGCGCGTGACGATCGGACCAACCAGCGATACAAGCAGGGTCGCCCAGCTCATGCCATTAGCCCCATAACGAAGATCAGACCCGCGCCAAGCGCCGACAGCAACAGCACCAGCGGCCGCAGCTTCACAGCAAAATCGCAGATCGGTTGATAGCTGAACGACAGGCGCGCGTCGAACACGACGACCTCATAGGGCTGCGGGCAAACGCCGTTATTCAGGCCGATCGAGATCGGTGACAGCGACACGCCCTTCGAATCGCGCTTCACGTCCACATCATTCGCACTACCGAGGGGTGCGCAACCGGACGCATCGGGGTGCTGGGCGCACACATCGGGCGGCGGTAGCGGTTTGCCACCGCCATCACCGGGATTCGTGCCGGTGCCGGGGTTCGTGCCAGTGCCCGGGTTCGTGCCGGTGCCGGGGTCCGTGCCGGTGCCGGGGTTCGTGCCGGTGCCGGGGTTCGTGCCAGTGCCGGGGTTCGTGCCAGTGCCGGGGTTCGTGCCGCTGCCGGGGCTTGTACCAGCGCCCGGATTACCGCTTGGAATCGGAAGCCGCGTTGACCCACCTCCCGGACTCACCGACCCAAATTCACCCACGTTCGGAACCCACTGGGGATTCCGCCGGTTCCAGTCGTTTACGTCGTCCGCGCTAATCGGATAGGCCGGATCGTATGGCACGCCCTTGTAGCCGGGCTGAGAGCTTGCCTGTTTCCATAGCTCATTAGCGAGTGCCGCGACTATCGCCGGATTCACCGGCTTTGCGAGATCAGACTTAGGAAGCGCTGCAACCGCATCACTGGTAGATACCCCCGCGAACTGCCCCACCGTAGGCCCCAACGTCACGCACGTCGGAGCTGCCCCGGCCACAGTATTTGACATGCCCGAATCGCAAGAGACAACAGCCATCGTCCGCGAAGGCGAAAGGAACCCGTTTAGCGGATCCCCATACCGCGTCTTTGAGCGAATTTTGCAAGAGTAGTAAGTCGGTTCCCGCCCAGCACTCGCGTCTCCGGGAAGGCAGCCAAGATTTACCCACGACCCATACCCTTGATTCTCACTACCATCCCAACTGTGGTAAATCCCCTGCAAACAAGCCTGCACTGCGGCTTCCGGCGTCGCACCTTGCACCGCGCCATAGGGACCGCAATACCCACTACCAATTTCCCACGCCCCAACCCCTTTCACGAGCTTTCCATCGACGGCGTCCGCAGACGGCGAAACCGACGTAGACGGCGTGCTCGGGAACACCCAGCGAATCAGGCCGCCAATCGCTACCTGTACGCCCGCGCCAACTACCGCACCGATCGCTAAGCACGCGGCAATACCCAGCATCCCGCTTCCCACCGTGCAAGCGGCTGTCGCCATTCCGCCCGCGATCGTCCCGCCTACACCCGTGATTGTGTTGATATGCTTGATCGTCGCTTCCGCTACAGCGCCCAAAACATCGTGGCCACGCTTCGCTTCAGTTGCAGCAATGACGCCCGCCAACTGCATTGACGCACGCGATTCCGTCTCAACCGTAACGCGATCGAGCGGTGTAGTCGCATCAGTAGCCTCGACAATGCGATCGAGTGGCCCGTTGGGTTTGGCAGTCGTCCCAGGCTCCATCACGATATTTCCGTGCGTGTCAAAGCGGACAAGCGCCTTAGGTGCCGGTACCGGGCCAGCCGCACTCGCCGTCGCCAACGTTGCGAACAGCAGCGCCACGATGAGAAAGTGAACGAGACTCATGACATCAATATCAAGCCGGCCGTGTACAAGGTGACGACCGTCACCGCGAATTCGATGTAGTACAGAATCACGATCAACTCTCCGAAGCGGAATCCACGAAGCGACGCAGCGCGCGCAGACCGAACGCCATCGCCAACACCAGAAGCACCGCGCTACCCACCGCCATACCCGCGTCGATGCCACCCGAGACAGGTGCATCGCCGGTTGCCCCGTCGCCGACGAGCGTCAGGTGCGCGACCTGCTGCACACCGGCCGAGCCATCCGACAACGTGCACGGAACTTGAGCGCTTGACGCGGCGGCACCGGAAGCAGCGCCACACACCACTACGTCGATACCCTGCGCCATACCCCCTCCAATGAAAAACCCCCGGCGTGCCAAGGCATACCGGGGGCCTGTCGTGCCGCTCGATCAGCGACCGATGAAGCTGCGCACCGTGCGGTAGCCGAACGTCACCGCCGCCAGCGCGAGCACCGCAGTGCCGACGAGAACGACGTTCGGGCCGATGCCGTTGATCGCGCTCACGACCCCCGACACGTCCATTGCCGGCGTACCCTCGCCCGCTGCGAATGCGCCCGCGCTTGCGATCGCCGTAGCTGCTGCTGCAAACAGTTTCTTCATGATTTTTTCTCTCTCAGGTTCTAGCCCGGTATAGGGAGCCGTTCGCACGGGCCAGCTTCGAACGACCGATTGCCCGTGACGGGCTATGCGCTTGCGTTCGCCGCCGGTTTCGCGGTCGGCCGGCCGAACGGAACGAGCGAGACAATGCGCGGTTCGAGCTTGCCTTCCATCGACTGTTGGAGCGCGAACTCCGCGAGGTAGTCGCCGGGTTGCGAGTCTTTCAGCGCGTTCGGCAGGTTGATGGTGCCGACAAGGATTTGCTTGCCCTCGCTGGTCTCCTGCTCCAGCACACATTGCGCCGTGTGGATTTCCCACGGCTGGTTCGTGCGCTTCGAGATACCACCGCGCGGGACCACTTGCAGAATCGTCAACTTTTGCTTACTCATCTCGGTTCCTTTGATTTAGGACTGCTATTCACACTGAACAGAGTCATTCGACTCCGCATGCATGCGCGACGAACGCGCTAATCGAAAAAGGTGGACGCTAGGTCAGCCGTCCACAAAACACCGCGTCATCCGAGGGTGAATGTCGACGCGGCGCGCTACAGGGGAAACGGGTTGCGAGGCTGGAAGACTTCCACCGGAACCAGCGTGCAGAGGTCCGGCTTTCGGCCTGCCTGACGCAGAGCGTCGCGGGCCTTGTCGCGGGCACCCTCGACACCCCGGGCGCTCACATCGATGACGGCAATGCGGTTGTTGCCGCACTGCGTGTAGGCATGAACTTGGTATTTCGGCACTACTCACCCCCGTTCGCTTTTGATATGGCCCCGTTAGCTCGGGGTTTACCTTTCCAGACAGGCTGATAGACTGCCGCCTTAGGAATAAGCCAATTTATTACCAATTTCCTAACCACGAGTATCTAGGAAAATGGTAAGTCGGTCAAGGGAAAAGTTATGACGATTGCAGAACTGCTCGACGCCGCTAAGCGAGCGCAAGGGAGCCTGACGGCGGTAGCGGAAAAGTTGGGGGTGCCGCCGTCCAAACTGTCGGAGTGGCGAAAGGGCAGGTACAAGCCCGACGCGACACATATCGCCGAGCTTGCCGAACTGGCAGGACTGCCCGTGTTCGAAACGCTCGCGGCAATCGAAACGACGCTTGAATCTGACCGTTCGTCAGTGTGGATTCGTGCTTTGGGAAATCTGCGTGCGGCGGGTGTAGCGGCGACTGTGGTGCTTGGCGCTACCGCCGTGGTGAGTTTGACTTCAAAACCGGCTGATGCGGCTGAAAAAACCCAAGAAAACAAAGACTTGGCGCGCCCGGCTGGGATCGAACCAGCAACCCCTGCCTTCGGAGGGCAGTACTCTATCCATTGAGCTACGGGCGCCTGTGACAGTGGAGCGACCCCGAATAATCGGCCGCCCACGAATGGCAAGACGGCAAGGATACCCGGTTTCCCATGACGCGTCCACCTTGTCGCCGAATCGGCCGCCGGGCGGGCTCGGTGCGGGTAAACACGCGCCTTCGCGCCGCTCCCCGTGATGTAAACGTTCCGTCTATAATCGTCCGTGCTTCTTTGGACAGCCATTTTGCCGTTGCACCGCTCACAATTCCTATTCACGGAGACGAGGCAAGCATGAGCGAAGCACCCCACGAATCTCCCGTCAAAACGCCCGGGCAGCTGATTGCCCTGATCATCGCGTCGTTCGCGGTTCCGATCGTCATCATCATCCTGTTCGCCACCTACGCCAACGTTGCGTTCCGTTCCGGAGCGGGCACCGACGCGCTGTCCGACGAACAGGTCGCGAAGCGCATCGCGCCGCTCGCGCAGGTCGACGTGAAGGACGCCAACGCGCCGCGCACCTACAAGACCGGCGAGGCCGTCTACAAGGCGGTCTGCGTGACCTGCCACGGCACGGGCGCCGCCGGCGCGCCGAAGTTCGGCAGCAAGGACGACTGGGCCCCGCGCATCTCGCAGGGCTTCGACACGCTGCTGAAAACGGCGCTGGCCGGCAAGGGCGCGATGCCACCGCGCGGCGGCACGAGCCCCGACGACTACAGCGACTACGAAATTGCCCGCGCGATCGTCTACATGGCGAACAACGACGGCGCGAACTTCCCCGAACCGGCCGCGCCGGCCGCCAACGTGCCGCAGGCCGCGAGTGCCGCAGCGGGCGCATCGGGCGCGGCCGACGCCGCGAACGCGCAGATCGCCGCCGCGCAGGCCGCGCTTGCCGCGATCCCGAAGGCCGGCGAAAAGCCCGCGGCCGCGCCGACGAGCGCCGACGCCGCGTCGGCCGGCAAGGCGCTGTACACGCAGGTCTGCCAGGCCTGCCACGCGGCCGGCGTGCTCGGCGCACCGAAGTTCGGCAGCAAGGAGGACTGGGCGCCGCGCCTGAAGGAATCGATGGACACGGTCTACAACTACGCGCTGCACGGCAAGGGCGCGATGCCGCCGAAGGGCGGATCGACCGCGTCGGACGCCGACGTGAAGGCCGCCGTCGACTACATGGTCAACGCGTCGAAGTAAGCGCCGCCGCAACGAAAAACCCCCGCGCTGCGCGAGCACCGCGGGGGTTTTGCTTGACCTCGACCGCCCGGCACGCGGCCGCGATCACTTCTGCAGCAGCGCCTTCAGGCTCGCGAGCCGATCCTTCGGCGACATCGGCGCTTCCTCGGGCGTCGGCGGCGGCGCATCGTCGAGCCCCATCTCGGGGATGAAGCGCGATGCCTCGCAGACTACCGTCTCCCGCGCCCGCTTGCGCTTCTTGCACCAGTTCAGGTGCAGGCTGCGCTGCGCGCGCGTGATCGCGACGTACATCAGCCGGCGCTCCTCCTCGATCCGCTCGCTGTCGATCGGGCCGTCGTCCTCGCTGCCGCCGCGATGCGGCATGATGCCTTCCTCCACGCCGACCAGGAACACGTGCGGATACTCGAGCCCTTTCGACGCGTGGACCGTCGACAGCCGCACCGCGTCAGGGTCCTCGTCCTTGCCTTCGAGCATCGACATCAGCGCGACGGTCTGGATCAGGCCGAGCAGGTTCTTGCCGGTGTCGGCAAGCCCGTCCGCGTTGTGGAAGCCTTCGGCCTCGCCGTCGACGGCTTCGGCCGCCTCGGGCTTGGTGCCCTTGCGCTTCAGCCATTCGAGGAATTCGAGCACGTTCTGCCACTTCGACTGCGCCTGCCGTTCGTCGAACGCGTCGTACAGGTAGGCCTCGTAGTGGATCGCCTCCATCATGTCGTCGAGCACGACGGTGGCGGGCTCCTTGTCCGCGCGGTCGGTCAGGCGCTGGATGAAGTCGCAGAACATCCGCAGCGGCTCGATCTGGCGCGCGGACAGCCGCGCCTCGATGCCGCCCATGTACACGGCCTCGAACAGCGACACCTTCGCCTGCCCCGCGAACGAGCCGAGCGCTTCCAGCGTGGTGTTGCCGATCCCGCGGCGCGGCGTCGTGACCGCGCGGATGAACGCGGGATCGTCGTCGGCGTTCGCGATCAGCCGCAGGTACGCGCACAGGTCCTTGATCTCGGCCTTGTCGAAGAACGACTGGCCGCCCGACAGCACGTAAGGGATCCGCTCGCGCCGCAGCACCTGCTCGAAGATGCGCGCCTGGAAGTTGCCGCGGTACAGGATCGCGTAGTCGCGGAACTGCGTGCGCCGCTCGAACTTGTGCGCGGACAGCCGGAACACCACCGATTCGGCCTCGTGCTCCTCGTCGTTGCACGGCGTGACGGTGATCGAATCGCCCATCCCGTGCTCGGACCACAGCTTCTTCTCGAACAGCTTAGGGTTGTTCGCGATCACGTT